AATGCCCGCTTTCTGCTCATCCTCGCGCGTGGCGGGCTTGCCGTCCTCGCGCGTCACCTTCGGCGGCATATCGACGAGGAAGTAGCCGACGCCCGGCTGGAACGCGTCCAGCATCGCGTCGCGTGCAAGAACGTTCAGGTGCCGGCCGGCGTTGTCGATATTCTCGGCGAAATCCTTGATCTGCGACGGCACGTCTTCCTTGAGAACGATCGGCTTTGTGAACACCTTGCCGACCATATCCTCGACGGTCTTTGCATAGGCGCCGAACAGGAACGACCGATCCAGGCGAGCCTTGTAGGCTTCCTTGGATTCGGCCGCTTCCTTGGGCAGATACGTTTCGCCGGCGGCGCGCATGGCGTTCGTGCCAGCCATGAGCGCACGCGGCAACGCGGCAGCCATGTGCATGGCCGCTGCCTCCGTGGAGACAGTAGATACGTCGGGCGCGTCGGTCATATGCGAAGCTCCGCAACGTCAGTGGTCGTGGCATGCCGCACGCTTTCGAGCGCGTAACGCACCGAGTCGATAATGTGGTTGTCGCGATCAGCGAGCGCCGACGTAACCTTGTCGGTTTTCGGGTCGATCTTGTACGAGTACCGCTGAAATTCCTTTGCGACGTGCTTGCAATCCGGGTGGATCACAATGTCGTAAGATTTCAGGAACTCGATACCTTCCTCGACTGAACCCGCGCCCTTGACCGCAGCCGTCATGCGCGGAAAGCCGTTGCGCTGCATGTACGAAATGGTTTCTGGCCGCGCGCTGTCCGCGACGATCGCCACGCGCCGCGCGAGCGAGCGCCAGCGAGGATCGCGGGATTTTTCCACCGTCCAAAGCGGATCAATGGTGTCGAACAGCGCGGGTGTGCGGTCAATTTCGCAACCAAGCGCCCACACCTCACGCCAGATATAGAGCGTGCGGCCGACGATGAAGCACAACACCATGACCGTGGGGTCGACTGAGAACCCCCAATCGGCGCCAGCATAGAGAATCACATCGTGCGTAGGCGCTTCAAACCATTCGACGCGCCAATTCTTGAACACGCGCGCTTCACTGTTGCGCTCATACGCGCCGAGCCAAACGTGCTCGTAGGTGTCCTTGTCGCGCCGCTTGTCGAACTCCATTTCCTCGACGAGTGTCGTTTCGCCGAACCATGGATTGTCCATGTAATTCGCTTCAACGACGATTGATCGGGGCGGCTTCTCCACGCCGCGCAACAGGTCGTCAACCGGATCTTCCGGCGACTTGGGGTTCCAAGAGAACCACAGTTCCGATTCCGGTTTGCGGAGCGTCGGACGCAGGAGGCGTAACGACGTGGCCGAAAGCGTCTGTGCTTCCTCGACCCACCCGCCGTCATAGCCCTCCAGCGACTTGATCGAGTCGGCGGTATGGTTTTGCATACCCTGGAAAATGATCAGACCGCCGCCGGGCGTGACGATTTCCGTCTTGCGCGGATCGAACATCCCGCCCACTTCGTATTCGCGGGCTTTGAGTTCGAGCAGGCGCTTTGCCGATTGAGCGAGGGACTTTTGAACCTCGCGGATACAGACCCAATGCGTGCCGGGAACACGGACGCATCGCTTGACCAGTTCACCGGCGAAAAAGTGCGATTTCGCCGAACCGCGACCGCCATGCGCGCCTTTATAGCGGGCAGGGGTCAGGAGTGGCACGAACACGCGCGCCACATTATCGCGCATTTGCCGACCCATTACGCGGCCACCGGCTGCTTGGGGTCGACGATGGTGGTCACGATTTCCGTCACCGGTTCCGGCTTATCCGCTTCCTTCGTCGCGGCCGCACCCTTCGGCACGAAGAACCCTGCCTCAATTTTGGCAAAGGTTTCGGCCGTCTTGTTCGCCAGGTCGAACGCGTTCCGGTTGCGCTGCACCTCGTGATCGCGCGACATGCCGAGCAGCATGATTCGCATGGTTTCCGATGCAGTTGGCCAAAGACGCGCCATTTCGGCCGCCATCGCCTCGCGCGCCTTGCGGAATGCCGTAACCTCGTCGGGACCGAGCAGCGAATACCGTGGGTCGCAGGCATGGACGTCGCGTTCGTCGCAATCCGTGTCCGGAAACTCGACCTTGAACGCGCCGACAATTTCGTTCGCGGTGTAATACGCGGCGACCTTGTTGACGATAAAAAGCCGCTGAGTCGCCGTGTGCTTAACGGGCATGTCGGTTTCGGCGGGCATCCCGCCACACCGCCTTCCGTTAGGCGCCAGCAGCCGCGCGCAGACTCAAACGCTACGCGCCACCCCCGCAGAGCGGAGCCGAGCACGCGCGGCCGCTGACCTCTTGGAATTGCCACTGCGACAAACCGGCTCGATCGCAGCGAGAGGACACCTTTTGCTTAGACACCACTTCCGTCCGGTCTACCCTGTCGGGAACTCGTCAGCGGTGTACGGGCCTCGCATCGGAAACACTCTCGTCCGGCGCAACATGACGACGCCTTGCCCCTGATGAAAATCGGCCAAATGGCTTGCGGGCAGGTCGGCTGATGCGGCGCCGGGCGGGAGGGTTAAAGGGAAACGTTGTGGTCCGCGATCTTGCGGCAAAGACCGACGAACATGTCCTGCGGAAGATCGTTCTTCATGATGTTCGCAATTCGCATTACCAGTTGCACGTTTCCGAGCACATAATTTCCGCTGCTGTCGATCCGATCGATGCTTGGCGCTTTGTAATTGCGACCGTTACGTCCCTTTGAACCGGGCGTTTTCCAGTCCATTTCAAGACCCGTCAGCGAGCACACGCCGCGCTGGTCAAGAAACATGCCGAGAACATCGTCTTTATCGAGAAAGAACGCGATGCCCCTGGCCGTTGCACCACCGCGCGCACCAAGCGTCAACTTAGCAAAATACGCGTCAAGTGTGGGTGAATAAAGATCGTGTTCGACATGTTGCCCACGTGCCTGCGTGCGACAACGCGCGCAATGAGGATGCAGATAAATGGCCCATCGGTTCCGCGCGACGCGAGAACTGACGGTTTTGGGTGGCGATACCGGACAAAACTGGTCTTGCGGCAATCGGCGATGGCAGCGACGGCATTCGAGAAATGGAATACGGTCGCCGGGTGCCGGATCGAAGCCGATATTAACTGCCTCCGCCGCGAACTCGTAGGGTTTGCGAATTATTGATTTGGAGGGTGCCTGAGACACAATTTTCGAGCCTGCCTGAGAATTATCACAAAGTGCCCGGCTTGTCAACGCGTCTGTGAACTGTCAACGCTAAATCGCAGTTTCCAATCGCGAATCCCTGCTGGAACATTACCGCGAAGTGCCGCAAAATGGCGAATGGCAGCGATGAGTTGCGCCTTAGCCGTGCCCTTACGTTGACTACGAAGTTCGTCAATCCGGCGCGGATCATGCTCCACAAATAGCACGGCGGTCGCTACCGCTAAATATATGGTTCCCTGCAGGTCCGACGTCCACTGGCTATAGACTCGACAGAGGTCCGACCGACGCGCGGCCATGTCGTCAGCGGCGTCCGATCGCAGTTCCGACGATGGAATACCCAGGTCCGGATCGCGTGGCGCGGGGAGGCCAGCGGCGAGGTGGTGCGCCGCCACGATTTCGTCAGCTGCCGTATGCTCGTAAATGGACAGCGAGCGTTTCAGGCGCGCAAGCGGTGCTTCTGCCATTCGCTGGCGCGCCCGCTTGATCTTGTTGGACTGCTTCGGTTTGCGACGTGTCTTAGCGGCCACGCGGACCCCGCCATGCTTCTTGAATGTCGGAAGCGAGATCGGTCCACGCGATGACTGTGCCGAGAACGATACCTGCAGTCGCGAACAGAGGCATAAGAGTGATAATCGCCGCGCGCCGTAACCACGGATTACGGATTTCATTGAGCGCGCGGGGGCGGCGCGGTTTCATGCTGCACACTTCGTTGGAACCGATTCACCGGCGAACAGCGTGCGCCACCCTTTTTCGGTCACGTGAGACAACGCATACCCGATATCTTCAACCAAGCCCTTTTCACGAAGACTTGTGAAAGTGCTTGACGCCAACGGCTTTTCGACTGTGTTCGGGAGGGGATGCAGTCGACCGCCGCGAGCCGAAGCGCGCTTGAGCACGTCGAATTGAACCTGAGTCAAGATCATGACCACTTCATCCGTGGCGGCAGGCCGTTGACGAGGTTCGATCGGACGCCCCACAGGCCGGGCGCTTCCGGAATCTCGTAGCGTTCGGCACGCACCAGATGCCCGGCGCCGCCGCGATCGTGCCAGAATTTCTGAATGTGGGCGGCAAGCACACCGGCCGCGTATTTCGTGAAAGCGTCTTTGTCAGGCGGCAGGATGGGCTTTGGCATGGGCACTCCGAAGGAAGTGCCGGCAGGATGGCCTAGTTTATGAAAACTGTCAACGAAAATTATTCACTCAACACCCGATACACATACGCCCGCGTACAGCCGAGCAACTGCGCAATCCGCACCGGTTTGATGCCTTGCGCACGCAAGCCGACGATCTGGACCCGCTTTTGGCTCGTCGCAATGCGTGCCTTCCGTTTTCGCCGCGGCCGCTCCGCGCGCAGTGTTTTATAGACCCAACTGCGCGACACGCCGAGCGCCGCAGCGATTTGAGCCGGATCCTGCCCGTCGTCGCTACGCGCGACGATATCGATGACGGTGTGGTTCATGCAGCGACCTCCGCTGCGGAGGGCATCGGCACGGGAAGCATGGCGCCGTCCGCTGTGACCTGAATTGCTGATGTGCGCGACGCGCCATTCGGCAGCAGGAGGGCATTCACCGCGCCGCCATCCGCACGCAACCACCGTGCCGCGCGAGCATGGTCAGCGAACACGCCGGTCAGGTCATATCGCTCCGTCCCGGCGACGACCGTAACCGCGCCTTCCTCGCGCCCAAACACGCGCAGGACCGGCAACCAACCGCCCGCGCGTTCCGTCCCCGTGCGATAACTCGCGATCAGCGCGGCGCCGGACGGGGTGTCGAACAGTTTGTGGGGTTTTGTCTCGCCATCGCCGGCGGGCTTGCGCATGTCGTGCCCGCAGCACGGGCAATCCAAGTGATGTTTGGCGATACTCTCGAGGCACGCTGGACACAACTTGGTCATAACCGCGTCGCAGGACCAGCAATTCCGCGCAGCTGCCGCGTTCCGCTTCCCGCATTCCTCGCACGATACCAGTCGCGCTGCGGTATTCTGCGGGCGGATGAAGTCGAGCGGCCCGTGTCGGTCGATATTCCCGGCGAAGTCGAGCACAAGCCCGTCCGCCTTGCCGGCGGCGATCGACGAATCAATACTTCCGCCGATTGTGCGCAGCAGGCGACCCGTCATCTGGATATAGAGGCCGAGCGACTTGGTCGCGCGCCGCATGACCAGCATGTCGACCTCTTGGACGTCGAACCCGGTCGTCAGCGCCGCCACGTTGACCAGGCAGCGCAGCCGACCGGCTCGAAACGCTGCAATGGTCGCAGCACGCTCGCCCGCAGGCGTCTCGCCGAGCACGAGGCCGGTCGGAATACCCCATTCGTTGAGCCGCTGCGTCATGGCACGGGCGGCCTTGGTCGACGCCTCGAAACACAGCCACGCACGACGATTCGCGCCGTGGTGGCGCATCTGCGCGATGTGGTTGTCGATCGCCGCAATCATCTGCGCATCTTGCGAATCGGCGGTGTATTCGCCCTGACGCGTTTTGAGGCGTGTCGTGTCGATCGTGTCGTCGGCCGGTGCGGAGAATGCCGGCACCAGATAGCCGTCATGAATTCCGTTCAGAATGTCATAGCGATAGACGACCTTATCGAAGGGTGCGCCTTCACCTTCGACCAATGAGCCGCCTTGCAGACGAAAAACGGTTCCTGAAAATCCGGGCATACGCGGATATCCGAGCGCACGGTGTAACTCGCGATACATTCCAGATTCAGAATGAGGAATCAGATGGCATTCATCTACCAATAAATTCTGAATCTGTCCGAACGAAACCGCGTGACGATATACCGATTGAATTGCGGCGCTGATGACCGGAGCGCGCCAGGTTCGCTCGCCAAGTGCAGCGGCGTTGATACCCGTTTGCAAGCCGAGCAGGCGGCATGCCTTGGCATTCTGCTCGACCAGTTCGCGCGTATGCGCCCCGATGATGACGCGTTCACCACGTGCGACGGCGCGACGCGCGACCTCTGCCATGATCAACGACTTGCCGGATCCGACACAGGAATCGACGAGCGGGCGCAACAGCCTTTCGCGCCACGCCGCTTCAACAGCGTCGGCAGCTTCAATCTGATTCGGACGGAGAGTGATCATACGAATTGCCCTTTTGAGTTCCGCTCAGAACCACTTGCACATCGTAACTTTGCGGAAGCACTCATCCGAGCACGCACTTCGGCAGAACGTCGCATACCTTTAAGGCTTACCGTTCGACGCTCGATTTCAGCAGTTGATTGTTTACGGCCCCTTCCTGCAATACTCAGTTTTGCGCGTTGTTCTTTCGATATCTCCTTACCGCGATGTGCTGCGCCTATCTTTGCCCGCGTTTCATCCGATGCACGCATGCCGATGCGCTTCGATGTTCGCTTCGCAATCCATTCGGGCGATTGTTTCCGACCTTTATTTGCTGCCGAAATTTTAGCCCGTGTTTCGGGCGACAGGCTGCGACGCAATTTCTGTTTGGTAGATTCTCGATGCACGAACCCGGTCGGTCCCGCACCACCGTCTGCGACGTTCACGCTACCGAAAGCGTGTCGAAGTATCGCGATCCAATGCTTTTCCCGTAGTGTCCAATCTTGCGTCGCAGGTACGATTTCCATCGCTTGAATGCAGACGAAATCGCCGCACTCGCGCAATCTGGAATGCAAAGGTCGATCCGCACCACGTACGGCATCCCGAATATGCGTTTTAAATCGTCGCGAAAGACTAAAGACGGTCTTGCCGCAATAAAACGGCACACCCACGGGGCTTAGTCGCGTGTCGAAAATCCAATATATCGTGGTGGACCGATCGTCTTTGCGCCTTGGCATGCCCCACATCTAAACTATTTCTGCAAACTGTCAACACATAATAGAACAAAAAGACCGCCCCGAAAGGCGGCCTTTTGCGTCAGAATCGAAGTCCGAAATACTATCCTACGGGGCGATGACTGGGCGGTGCGGTCGGACGCGGCGGACCATTGCCCCGCTTGCCCGGCTTGGTTTCCTGAGACGAAGCGCCGCGGCTGGCCTCGTCGATCAGTTCGTCGACGGCAGCGATAGCACCGATCGTGGCGTTCAGATTGGCCGCGAGTTGGTCTTTCTGCGCGATCAGAACGGTGCGTTTCTGGTTCAATTGTTCGAGCGTCAGCATGGTCGTCCTTTCGTTGGTGGTCAGTCGGGAAGGCCGGACACGAAACGTCGCGGCTGAACTTCGTTGAAGAACGCCAGGGCGCGCGGCTTGGCGGGTTGCGTAGGCACCTGTTGCCCGCACACAGGCGGTTCCGGGTCGTTCGTGTCCCAAAGCAGGCCGCATGCGGCGCAGCGCATCTGGTCCGACTCCTGGCGGGCTTGGCAGCGAGTGTCGGTCAATACAGCCTCCGCAACGTTGTCGTGACGAGGTAATCGGTCAGATACGCGTAGGCTTCATCGGTGTCCGGAGTCAGTGGCGTGTTGCGATTACGAAAAAGCCACTGCGTAACATGCGTCATTTCGTGCGCGATCGTTCCGACCGCCTTCCGAAAATCACGCCTGTCGAATCGAAACAGAACGACGAATCCGCCGGCCAATGGGGCCATTCGACCAACATTCGCCGGGTTGTCGTCCCAACCGGATATGTCGCGCCGGAGAGACGCGAGATTGTCGGTGTTGGAATGCAATTTTGCGATCCGGCGAAGGACCGCATCTTCGCTCATATTCACCGCCACACCGACGTCGGTGTTATAGACGTCCACGTTCAGAACATGGAATTGCGGCGTGTGCCATTGCCGTTTGCTCACGCCGCAACCCCCGCATGCGCCCGCGCGAGGATAGCAAGCGCAGCATTCGCGGCTCGTGTCTGCGCAATGGCGTCGTTGAGCGCGATGTGAGGCGGCGGGACCGCGTAATTCTTCACGTCGATGCCGGCCAGGTCGTACAGCGTGCGCGTGTCACGAACCTGCCAGTATTGCCACGGGCAGGGTACGCTGGCGCGGCGGAACACTTCCTCGAGCAGCGGGCAATCGAACGTGGCGCCGTGGCACCAGATCAAGAAATCGCCTGCGGGGGCGGCCCATCCGAGCCATTGGCCGATGTAGGGCAGGACGGTTGCGAGCGGCAGCGGGTTCGCATGCGCGGCCTGATATGCAACCGGATCCTGTCGTGACCACCATTCGAGCGTCGCCGGGTCAGACGCAAGGCCAAGCGCTTCCTGATGCGGCACGTCGAGATTGACCGACACGCTCGCCTCATCGGAGAAGCGCACCAGCGCCGCGGACAGCACGATCGAGCCGACACGCGTACCGTATGTTTCAATATCGAGCATGATGTGGGTGGTCATATCCGTCCCCGTTGATGCCGGAGCTTTCCCGCCCCGGCGAGTTCAATCGTTGTTTCGGTCATGATGCGTTCGACTTCGGCTTTCGCCTCCGCGTTCGTCGGTTCACGACCAAGGCGCTGCGCCAGTTTCCCCCAAATCGTATTTGGGTTCGCGTTGTGCCATGTGACGGTGACTTGCATCCTCGAAACCTGTCACCGAATCTGTAAACTGTCAACAGAATTATGCAGCCTTGCCCACGGCAAAACGGGCTAAAATGTCCTGCACATATTCGGCTTCGCGCTCGATCAGGATGCTATTGAAACCTTCCAGCGCCGCGGCAGCTCCGGTCGTGCCGGATCCGGCGAAGGGGTCAAGCACCGTGCCACCTGGCGGCGTGATCAGCCGGCAAAGCCACTGCATGAGCGCGACAGGCTTGACGGTCGGGTGCTTGCTGCCGGCGCGGTCTGCTTTTGAGGCTTTGGCGGAGTAGAAGAAACGAGCAGCGCTGCCCGAGTCACCGCGAGGTTCAGGATTGGCGGTGACATTCTCGGCGAACTTGCCGTAAATCGCGCCCGACTTGGCGCCACCGTTCTTTGCGCGCCCCTGTTGACCGCCAGCAGACGGAAACGCAGTCACGACTTCGTCAGAGCCATCATGGATCACGTTCGCCGGCCAGCGGCCAAGAGAATCCGCCGAACCGTCACGAATGCCGCTGTGACCGTTGGGACCGATTGTGCTGCCGCCGTACTGCCCAACGGGGGCAGGCGTTTTGTCCATCGCCTCAATCCGACACCCATCGATATTCAGCGCGCCGGTTCCCCAACGCAGCACATTTGCGGCGATCGTGCCTTCGGACAGCGGCTTGCGCGCGAGCACGATCGGCTCGAAGGCGGGTTTAAGGGCGGTGCCGAAACCTTGCCATTCGCCATCCATGTTGTGCGATTTGGGAAAGCCCGTGCCGTAAAGCCAAGCCAGTGTCCCACCGGGACGCGCGTGATCAATACAGCGCATGAGCGCGTCGCGCTGCACATCATTCAGCGAATCGAAAAACTGCCAAAACGGATCAGCAGGATTGATCAGGTCTAGAAAGGAGTCACGGATTTCAAAGCCGGCGTCCTCGATCGCGCACGCCATGCGATGATATCCACGCGAGGCACCGAACGCGACCAGATGGCCTCCTGGCTTGAGCACGCGCAGCACTTCGGCCCAAAATGCAGGGTCCATCGCGCATTCGCCCGTGTCCCATGACTTGCCCATGAAGCCCGCCGACGCGCGCATATAGGCGTCATTGCCCTTGGCCGGCGCAGCATTAGGCGAGCCGAACCTCTTGACGATCGACACCAAGGCATAAGGCGGATCGCACGGTACGGCATCGATTGAATTATCGGGCAGAATGCGCAACGCCTCGCGCGCGTCCGCGTGGAAAAGACAGGACGTCGGGGAAAGCGTGTAGGTACGGTTCAAAACCACTGCACTCCGGATTGCGTCTTATAGTTCACCTTCACGCCAAACCTGCCGCCACTCGGCAACCAACCGGCATAGAGAATCCAACGTGCGCTTTCGTAGGAGACAAACGGGAATACGAACCGGCGTGTCCGCAGGCGCGCCCACTTCCATCCGTAGGTTCCCCACGCCTCAAATGCCGTGGTAGCAAGCACCGGCGCCGGACCTGTGACTACGATCGGGCGATCCTCGAGGCCGACGACGTAACGAAAGAAATTGTACGCGGGATTACGAAGCCACCATGCGATTTCGCGCCACATCGCGTTACGACCCGGCAGATACCAATCTGGCGCGTCCGGTTCCTGGTCGTTGAAAAGCCACCAGATCGGATTGACCTTGCGCCACCAAGGTTGACGCTGTTCGCCGGGAAGACTGAGGGTTTCGATCGGGGTCATTTCTTCGCCCGTGCAGCCTTGCGCCGCTTCGCGGCCAGGCGCTTCCGACGACGTGCCTCGACGCCGAGTTCGTACATCGCATCAAGCGCGCGGGGAATGCGGAAGCATTCGGCGAGCCGAACCAACGTTTGCAATTCGTCGCGAATGTCCATGAGCGTGGCGAGTTGCGCTTGCTCGTAATTGATCGAGCCGTCCGCATCAGCACAGCGCCAACGCTTGTTCTTCTGACGAGTGTCAGCCATGGTGCGACTCCAAATAGCGGACTGTCCAAACGACGCCGACGACGAGCGCCAGCACGCCTACTACGATGATTGTGAAAAGTGCCTGTCCCCAATAATCAGGGATCGCTTGCGCGCAGGATTGCGAAACGAATGACGCTTGCATTTCCGCCAAGCGATGGGCCAGTTCGCGAAATGTCTCGTCCTGCGTCATGACGTCACCAACATTTGAGAAGTATTGGCGCGATTCCTATTTATATTTGCGTGAACTGTCAACGAAAATAGGCAGCAAAGCGTGACAAGCGTTCCAGTAAAGCGACGCCGCGGTGAATTCGGACCAGGTATCCAGATCGCACCCTTCGACATGAGGAGCGACCGTCGTCCAAGGGCGGGGAGGCGCAACAAGTCGCTGCGCCCGTTCCGTGCAGAGCATCCGAACGTCGTATTCCTTGACGATTTCCTGCACTTCCGGCGCCAGCGGCCACGAAAGGCCAGCGGCCTGATAGACAGCCGTGTCCAGAACCGCTTTGAGCGAAGTCACGGCCGCTTTCACCACATCGGCGTTGTGCAGATCGCCGGTCGTGTGGACCGCGTGCGCTTGGATCGCTTTCAGGACAGGCGTTGGAATGTCGCCAATGAACGCTTCATGAGCATCGTGCAGGAGGAATGCCGCCGCGGCGTCTTGGCGTCCGGTGTCACGCATGATCGCGCGGGCACCTTCGCAACAATGCTGCGCGACAGACAACACGCCCTTTGTCGTCTGACCAGCGAAGCGCGGCACGCGCGCCAGCGTAACGGCAATAGTACGGAAATTGATCGTCGCCGGGTCCGGATTGACCAGGTCCAGCGCGCGTCCTTCGATCGTCTGTAACCATGGCGCGCCGGTGGGGAGGTCGGGAACGAGGGGTGGCGCGTCCATAACGGTCAGCGTGACCGTGCCCTGCACCGCCACGTCGCGAATATCGACCATTTCCCGCCTCCCTAAAACGTGACCGCTACGGTGATCGTGGCTGCAGCAATCCAATAAATCGTTCGGCGCAAGTCGCCCGACGCTCCATAAACCGCCGCCGCACCGATCGACAGCAGGATCATGAGAAAGGGCAGAGCGCGGGTCATAGCGTCAACTGCTCGTGAATGCTGATTTCGACCTTGCCGTGGACGACTTCGGTTTCGAACGACTGACGGTCCTTGTCATAGACAAGACTTCCGCCGGCATCTGCGCGAAACCGCTCAATCATGCCGCACTGGTCGTCGGCGGTGACGCAATGGAATTGCGATTCGCCGTTCAATTTGACGAACACGCGATATCCCTGTGCACGGAGGTCTGAGAATGCCCGGAACCCGGTGTCGCGGTGGTTGACTGAAACTCTCATGCGAACTCCCGACACCACGCGACGCCAATTACTGCACCGACGATAGCCGCGATATAGCCGAGGTTAATCGGACCCGCAGCCCAATCAGGCAAGCCGAACAAAGAAGCCGTGGCGATCGAAAGCCAAATCACGCCGCCAGCAGCAGCAAGAGCAGCGATGAAGAACCCCATCACAAAGCCAATGCCCGCAAGGACGTAACCAGCGCATCGAAGGTGCTTTTTGATCACGCCGCCACCTTCACGTCACGGATGAAACCTTGACGTGTCGAACCGTAGGGATAGACACGGCTACGATTCACAACGGTCATATATTTGACGCGTGGATCACGCCGCCGACCGCCGAGATACGCAACCATGATACGTTCCGGCACGCGCACCATGCGGTTCGTGTCGGGCTTGTTGGCAGCAGAGCCTAACACCCGGAACGGAATTTCGTCGATTTTCTCGATCGCAGCCGAGGCGATGGCGGCCGAAATGACATGCAGCGGGTTGAACATGACAGGGACGGCTCCTATTGGCCGCACCGTCGCATACTATCTGCGAACTGTCAACGGAAATTATTCTTTCCGCATAAACTGAATTGCATCGTCCTCAAACGCTGGCAGATAGGATGCAATATCGCGGGATCCGCACTCGCTACACCGGAGACGCAACCGGCTTATAGGCGTCATATTGCCTTCGCGCGCATCGATGAATTCCGGTTTTGATCGCCTGGATCTGCTCCAGTGCAGCGCGCATGTCGGTCATGGGCGGGCTTCCTTCAACAGCGGCTTGGCACAGAATGGGCAATTGTTCATGACAATGCCCTTCTTGCCGTGATCGCCGGATTTCAGGACCACGAGATCGCGCGTGAAGTCCCCGGTCTTCATGCTGACCATGTGATGGATGGCTACGCCTTGCCGACGCGATCCGCGTTCATATGGCGACTGCACAACGGCCGCTAATCCCTTGCACGGTTTGATGCCGGCCTTTGTCACCCTGCACGCCATCACTTCCTCCCGATGCTGAATTGGCTGAGAAGGGCGCGGGCGAGCGCATCAGCGTCATCTTGCCAGAGCGCGATGATGCAGTTTTGCCTGATCGCATTGCCCAACTCCTCCTCACTCACAGGCGAGGACGTAAGACGGCGTAACTCGTCGATGAGATTGCCAATATCGCGACCATTGGCCATGTGAACGTAGCCGCGACTTTCCAATGCATCTCGAATGCCATTTAGAACATCGAGCGGTGTTTCCTCCGTCAACCCCGCGACCGGATGGGAGGAGTCGTCGTGCATGCAGCCCTTGCCGATGCAGTCGCCGTTCGGGAGGGTGACGCAATTCTTGTCGGCGGTCTCAGCCGGGGCGCAATCCTGCCTCACGACAGGATCTGACTTGATGTGATCGAACAGACCGTTAAGGGCCGCCAGCGTCACGGCTTGATGCGCGACACTCTCGCTGCCGCCAGCCTCGACGATCTGACGATGCCAAGCGAGAGCGTGCGCCTTATGGGCGTCGATGGCTTCTGACGGGCCGTCACATCTCGACTGGAAGCCTTCATTGCATTCGTCGAGAACGTTTAGTGCCTCTTTGCATTGCTGCTCTACTTCGAACGCGAAGTTAGGTTGCGGATGATTGTCCGCGTCATAATCGATCTTTGCATGGCCACGGAGAACGTCTTTCGCCGCAGTGATCGCGCTGTATACACGCGCAAAATCTTTGGGTGGCAGAACGACGCCGCCGTCAGAACTCTGAATCTCTCGCACCGCAGTCAGAGAGCGGATGGCGGAAAGCAGCAGATCGCGTTCGGCCTGTGAGACGATAAGCCGAAAGGCGTCGATCGGCTTGCCGCTTACGGTCTGCTGAGGAAGCGGGCCAGCGATCCGGGTTTTCAGCCGGTCGCATTCCTCTACCGTCGCTGGATCGAGGTGGGTCATCACTTCAACCTCTGTTCAATAAAAAGGACCAGGATCGCATCAGCAACACAGGCGACGGCGATCAGACCGTCCCACGGACTAAATGCCTGCAATGCGTCAATCATGCTGCACCTTGCATCAATATCTGTGAATCGTCAACGAAATTATGCAAACAAACGACGCATAGGGGTTCACCATCCTCATTCCTGCCTTCCGCCACGCCGGCGCACCGCAGCGATGAGCACGCCTGGTCGCCGGATCCGTCACATGCCTCACAGGCGCCCGTGAACCGCGGGGAGGGGTCGTGAGCGCCGCGGACGCTGTACGAGCGGCCCGAGCCGGCGCAGTCGGGACAGGGGAGGGTCATTTGCGGGCCTCGACGCTGGCGATGGCGGCGCAGGCGCGTTCCGCCGCTTCTCGGGTGTGAAATGTCTCGCTCCCGACGCGCCACATATCGAAGTGGGTATATGGGCAAGAAGGGTCGCCACACTCGGGAAAGCATTCCGCTGGCTCGCAGATGGTCTCGACCGGCCCCGGCGTCGGCTTGCTGTGTTCATTTTCCATGTCATTTCACTCCCTGTTTGCGTCTAACGTAACGCCTTTCTGTAAACTGTCAACACATAATCTCACTGTTCGTTCCAAATAAAATCCCATTATGAGTTGACAGTTTTCCTGACGCCGACACCGCGCGGTTACGTTTCGATCGCCAATGGCGGTTTGCGCTGTATACGGATAAGTGGAGTAGGGTCGGTTTCAAAAGTTTTGGGAGTTACAAAATCTCTTTGATTCTATTGAATAAACTTATGTAACTAGAGAAACCGAAGTATTATTAAGTGTCAGAAACAGCCTAAATTAACCATTTATTAACTATAGTAAGATGTGTAGAAGTCTATACGGGTCTTAGAAGGCCGGTTACGCCAGTTACGCCAGTTACAAACGCCTTTTATATAGTAACCTCAGTAACTTAAAAATTCCGGCTAATATTCAACTTTGTAACTTTGCTCTAAATCATTGACGAAATCATAGTGTCAACCTGTAATTACACCGATTTACTGTCAACTCGTAATGGTACTTGATCGCTACATCGCGCCCCGCCAAATTCCCGCCATGCGAAACCATCTGCTCCTGCTCGCCATGCTTTGCCTAGCCGGTTGCGCGACCGAACAGCCGCTCATGACGTCGGTGCCGGTCGGGACCGAGACAGTGCGAGGCGACTACCGCGCGCTCGCAGCGTGCACATTCCGGGCGATCGGCAGCGACGAGGTCCGAAAGGTCGACCTGGACAACGAGGTGCAGATTGCTGACGTGGTCGGCACCGGAATCACCCGCTGGAAGGCGGTGTTTCGCCCGGCCGCGTCGCGCGGTATGAGCACCGTGGAAGTGTTCGGCATGCAGGTGACGGGCCGCGTAGGCGGTCACGAACACATCATGCCTGCAGTGCGCGAGTGCGAGGCTAAGGGCGCTCGCTGAATCGCTCTGCGGCGCGGGCGATCAACTTACGCTCGACACACGCTTTCATTTCGGACGGCTGCTCGCGCTGACACTCACGCCGCGCAATGTCCCCGTACGTCTCCGGTTTGGGAGACGGGGCGAATGCCAGGTAAGCCGCGACGGCGAACACAGCGATGATGAGAATGGCGCGCATTTTACTGACTTACGCAAACGATGCGTGCGATCCATAGTACATCGGGCATCGGTAGCGTGCGGTCGGCGTGTTCGCGGTTGAGCGAAACCAGTTCGAGCGTCTTGCTGGTCTTGCGCTTGAGTTCCTTGACCAGCACTTCGCCGTGCTTGGTCTTGACCACGACCCGGTCGCCTTTGCGCACATGTGCCTCCGGTGACACCAGGATAATGTCGCCCTTGCGATAAGCGGGTTTCATCGAGTCGCCGGAAATCTCCAGTGCATAGGCGTGAGTGTCATTGATTGCCGGGAATGATATTTCATCCCATCCTTTGCCGACCGGAAAGCCTGCGTCGTCGAAATATCCACCGGTACCGGCCTCCGCGAACCCGATTACCGGCACTGTCTGTGCCGCTCCGCGGTTGCTGTCGCCGATCAGTGACAGGAACATGCTGACGCTGATGCCGGTGGCGTCGAGCGACTTCGCGACCGATTCGGTCGACGGCCAGCGGGCGCGGCCTTCCGGCGTGACGCGTTTCGACTTGTTGAAGGTGGTGGGGTCGAGGCCCGCCCTTTTGGCGAGGCCAGATGGCGACAGACCGGCACGCGCGGCCAGGCGGTCGAGGGCGGTCCAGATTTGCGCGTGGGTTAGCATCGATGACGGCATGGCGCGGTCCCGGGCGAATCGATACCTAGGAATTATAGCCTTATTCGACGAGAGTCTAGAGGCAACCCATCACGGCTTCGACGAATTCGCGCGTGGCTTCCGCGTCGACCGCGTTGCCGTAGGCGCGCAGTCGTCCCACTCGCGAGGGAGCGCCATGAGCCAGCGGGAATGAGCCGGGTTCAACTGGCCGCCACTTTCCATCCCGGCAGAACAGCCAGTCAGCATCGCGCCAGAAACCGTTAGTCGGGCCGGGCCGCTCCAATTCGGGTCCGCCGTTATGCCCGAACCCTTGATGTTCGCCCCGCACAGGAACGCCGTCTTGCGTCCGCTGTCCGTGTTGCCCGCCTCGTTGTAGCCCTTCTGTGCTGGCGTTCCCGCCATGGGAGTCGGCCTCGATGCAAGATGCGTCGCCACCGCTGTCAGCGTGTCGAACTTGCCCCGGCTCCAACGCGCTCCGCTCGACTCGCCGTCCTCCATCCGGGGCGTCGGGCAGCCCGCAATCAGAACTTGGTCTTGCAAATTCAGGCAATGCCCCTCGCGCTGGCTCGGCTCCTGTCCACCGCGATCCCCGTTGCCCTTCGTGGGGCTGCGCCAGCTCGCGCGCGACAAATCGGAGTCGTTGTCGGATATGCGGCGCACCGACGCTCGCACTGCAGGTATCGATCGCCCCGAAGGCGTAGTCCGCTCCTTCCATGTCAGTTTGAACAAGGTCGAGCCAAGCGAGGCCGTCCTTGCTCGCAACCTGCTCGCCAAGAACGACTGGAGGGCGGCACTGCTCGATAAGGTGGAACGCTGCGGGCCATAAGTGCCGCTCGTCATCAAACCCGCCGCCTTTGCCTGCCGCGGAGAAAGGCTGGCAGGGGCAAGAGAGTGTCCATGCGGGGCGGTTGTCGCGCCACCCGGCACGGCGCATCGAATATGACCAGACGCCGATGCCGGCGAAGAGGTGAACCTGTGTGTATCCGATGAGATCGGACGGACGTAAGTCCTCGATCGAGCATTCAGCCACGTCACCGTCTGCGATAAGTCCCCGCGAAATAAGATTTCGGAGCCACGCCGCAGCGTAAGAATCGATTTCATTGTATAAGGCCCTGCTCATATCGATCGACTCGGAATGCCCGGCACTTCCGGCGCCAATTCGCCCGCGGCAAATGATCGAATGGTGACTTGCGGTCGGCCGGATCCGTCGACGCTCGGCAGGTAGCGCACGCCACGGCGCACGATATCGCTCGGCCGGCAGTTGCCGCGGACCCAAACCTTTGTTGCCTTGCCGCCGATTTTGGTCGTGTCGTTACGGAAGCCGAGCCGGTGCAGGACCGCCACGCGCAGCGCCGCGGTCGAGCCGCCACGCCAGCCGGCGAACGATGCCAGTTGCACCATGTCGGCGCACGTCATGAACGAAACGTCCGATGTGTGTTCGGTCGGAGTGAGCCAATCGACCAGCATGGTTTCGATATCGGACTCTTGCCGCGCGGCCTCCTGGCGCTCGCCTGCTTCGGCCCACACCTCGCGCGGGATGGCAAAATCGTGCCCTTGGGTGTGCAGCGCTGCGGCCTCGCCGATGACCTGACCGATGTTCTCATGCAGCCATTTGAGGTCCAATTCCTGCGCGATCAGCACCGGCAGGAAGCGACGGTTGCCGGTCGGATCGGCGAGCGGGAAGGCATCGTTCGTGGTGCCGATGAAAATGTTCCGGCGCGGCCGCTCTGTCACGGAACGCGCATAGGCGGTGCGGCCTGCATCGATCGCACGCGACACCATGGCCTTCACGTGGCTCGCATTGGCGGAGCCGTGCATGCCCATTTCGGAGATTTCCGCGACGGTCTTGCCGGCCAGCGACAGGACCAACTCTTTCGCGGCGTCGCCAAGCAGGACGGAGTCGGTGAAGTGTTGCCCGGCGCCGAGTTCGATATCGACCAGGCTCGAGAAGCCCATATCCGCGATGATGGCCGCCAGTGTCGACTTGCCGGTGCCCTGCGGCCCATAGAAAATCGGCATGGTGTCATGCTTGCATCCGGCCTCGCGGATCCGGCGCACCATGCCGCCGATGATGTTGCGGCCGACCGCCTGATGATAGGGATCGCACGGTACGCCGCATGTGTGCGTCAGCCAGGTTGAGAGGCGCGGCTGGCGGTCCCACGCGCCGGCGAGTTCGTCGAGGCGATCGCACACCGGATCGACCGTGTTCGCATAGGCGATGGCGAACAGCGAATCCCAAAAGAAGTTCTCGCCCGGAACAAAACGGGTCTTGGTGCGGTTGGCCCGTGTGCGGAGTTTGCGCACCACGGAGTCGTCAAGATATGCCCAATCGGGATATTGACCTTCGAAGCCGCGAATCTCCATGCGCTCGAGCCACGCATTCCAGCGCACTTCCGCGCTCACGATCCCGAGAAACACCGCGACGTTGTCGGAGTTGTTCTGTTCGATTTGCCCTTTAGCGTCGTAAATCCAGTCGTCCTGTTTGACGAAAACGCGTTCGACCTTGTCGGCGTAGGCACTCGCGGCGAGCTTGATCGCGCGTTCGGGTAGCGGATTGCCGATCGCGGCGAGGCGGCGACAGACAGCAGCGTAAATGTCCTGGTGAACCAGAGACAGAATGGCCGCGGCGTGCGTCGTGCGGCTCATCTTCGCCTTGGACTCGCCCATGGCCACGATGCGCGAGACGGCGTCGCGCAACAGGTTAAAAAGGCCATGACCGGACAGCGCGTCGGGCAGTTGCGGATAATCGCTCGAGGCGGGGCGCGCGGGGGCATCTTGAGTCGAGGCGAGGAATTCGGTCAGGACCGGGCGGCCGATTTCCGTCAGCACCTCTTGCCCGGCCAGCATAGGCATTCCGGTCGGAGCTGGTAGCGTCGCGCCGGCAGCTGCGGCAAGCGCAGCCACGCCGTCGAACATTGCGGATGTGGATTTCCGCACGCTGCCGCGCCAGCCCATCTTTTGCGCGCGATCCAGCAGCGACGCGAGGGTGACGCTTTGACTCGTCGGCTCCGATGCGAACGACTGCCATTTGGTCGTTTCGGTGTCGCTGTCGACCGTCTCGTCGTGGGTCAAGCGCCACAGGTCGAGTCCATCGTCACCGAATTCCACCTTCACGGCCATGCCGGCGGCGCACCAATCCTCATAAGCAGCAAACGCGCCGCGCTCATTCATCCATGTTAGGAGCGCGGCGACGTCGCCGCGGTCGCGCGTGCCGGTCTGCTTGAGGGACGGCGAGGGTGTGGCGGTGCGGGTGCAGTGCTGAATAAGCGCAGACGGTGCAGGATAGGGCGCTGCGTCGGAGAGCAGAATGTAGGGCTTGCCTTCGAAGGTGCTGCCGGCGGCAACGGTGTAGCCAACGCAGCGGATATTGATGCGCTTTTTGATGGCGTCCGGCTGACGCAGTTGCGCGGCGTCCATATCAGCGGGAACGGAAAAGTAGATGTGCCAGCCCTGATTGGCGCTCTGGACGTGCGGCATCGCGACGGGAATTTGCCAGGTCGCGCAGAGTTCACACCAGAGCGCCCACGCTTCGTCGCGGTCGCCGGTTGTGTCGACGTCAACAATGATCCAGCGCGAGGCGAACCCAACGACGCCGAAGTTGCAGCCGGGGTTCTGTTGGGACCACGCGTACCATTGCGCCGGATCCGACGAGTGATCGTGCTTGAATGACGCGATAATGCCGGTCGGGACTTTGCTGCCAGCCGGAATCGGAAAGAGCGCGGCGCCGTGGCGCGCGTAGTAGGCTAGTTGTGAGGAAATGGCGGCGTCTGTCATCAACAGGGCGGGGGCGGGATTTCAGGGACGCTGAGACAAGCCGCGATCGCATCGCCGGGGCGCGGGGCGATACAGACGTTCCAGCCGCCGCCACGCTCACGTTGCAGATTCGCTTGCCAGCCTTGCGCGGTGTTCCACAGCGTCAGCGCTTCAAAATCAGCGTTGTTCAGCGCTTTGACGATTGCGTAACTGTCGGGCATGGGACGGTGAATATGTCCCATATCTTGTGAACTGTCAACAAAAACACATACGGACTAAGGGTAGCACGCGCCAAATTCGCATGCGCTACCCGTAGTCCGCCGTGATTTAGGGACGCCAGCTGGCGCCTTTGATTTCCAGTTCGCGCAAAAGGCGATCGTGCAGCCCTTCTTGCGGGTCGATACCCTTGTTCGCCAGGTCGCGGATGATCTTGGTCAAATTACGCGCCTTTTCGAGCGTCGTACCGGGATGCTCGCCGATTTTGAGCATGGGCCGGCTGTCGTTCACCTCGTAATGAGCGTGAAACGAAATGCCTCCCGTCTTGCGAACGATGATGCGCAGACCCGCTTGCACGGTATCGGACACTGTCATTCGATCGAGTGGAATCCGTCCCGATTTCATATCATCGGCAAGGTTTTCCAACATGCGAAGTGAAACCTGACCGGTCGTTCGACGGGTGCCAGGCTGTATTGTGTCGACGTTGCGAACTTTGTTCGCCGGTCGACCTACTCGTGTGGTTTTGGCCATTGTCATACCCCAAGTGATTCGGTCAGTAACTATCGCATGTCAAGAGAGTTCCAAAAAATTCTTCTGTTGAGATGCAACGATTTCTGTTGACCGTAAACATTTATGCGAATTATAGTGCGAGGGCATACGTATGCAACAGAGGATTCCACTCATGACGATTATGGTTAAACTATCACACCCGCCGCTGGAGTTGGCGTTCGAAGTCGGCTCTTTCAACGAGGCGGTGGGTGTGCTCGAGGCGGAGAAGGGGACCATTCTTCGGGCGTTCTCGCTCGTCGATGGCGGCGAGACTGCTTTGCCAGTGGCCGCTGGCACCACGGAAACGACCGCTACCGAACAGCCGGGCAAGCGCGGCCGCAAGCCGAAAAATCAGCCCGATCCGGCGACCGCCAGCGCTCCGCCGCCCGCGCCGATCCCAACCGCCGCACCGGCGGTGCCGGACCAGTCCATCCCCGGCGACCTGTCTATTCCGGCATTCCTGCAACGTCCTGCTGCACCTGCACCGGCCGTCGCGGCTCCGCCAGCGCCGCCACCTCCGATCCCGACCGCTCCGCCGGTGGTGCCTGCGGCGCCGTCATTCGTGCTCGGCAACAAGGTCGCGGACGACCTGCAAAAGCGCAAGGACGCTTCGCTGGACAGCGGCAAGTCGCTGCATGACTGGCTGATGCCGAACGCACCGTTCCTGATCGCCGGCGCGACGCTCGACGAGGCTATCGCCGTTCTGCGCCTCACGTCGGACGACAAGGTCGAGGCTATTGCCAAGGCCTTGCAGTTGGCGTAAACACAACTGTTGACGATTCACAAAAATAGGGTGGCCGGGGTTCCGGCCGCCCTGAAATGACAGGGGAATGTGTCGTGAGTGCTAACGCGTTGCTGGAAATGATCCGGCGCTATGGCGCGGTTGAGTGGGATGGGCAGACCTTCCGGCCCGTGTTTGGAGCGAAATGATATGACCGGGTCAAAAGAACAGCGGCAAGCGCAGAAAGAACGGTCAATGACAGCCGCTCGCGTGCGTGAACTGTTGAACTACGATCTGGACACCGGGGTTTTCACCTGGCGGCATTCACGTCGGGGCTTGAAAGCTGGCGCGGTTGCAGGCCGGATTTCTGGTGCGGGATATTGGCAACTGTGCATCGATAGCGCGTACTTTTACGCGCATCGCGTCGCGTGGCTATACGTCACGGGCGAGTGGCCGAAGTCTCAGATTGATCACATCGACCTCGATAAGAAGAACAACCGATTTGCTAATCTGCGTAACGCTGATCGTGTGCAGAACCAAGGCAATCGACCGATGAGCAGGCACAATGCGTCAGGGATAAAAGGCGTTCGCTGGAACCGCCATGTTCAAAAGTGGCAGGCGCGCCTAACAGATGACGGTCGTGACCGGCATTTGGGCCATTTCGACAATATTACTGAAGCGTCTGCGGCGTATCAAACCGCTGCGACAAAGAAATTTGGCTCATTCGCGAGGGTGTCATGACAGCGCACGTCGATCCGACCGGGCAACATGCGGTCTATTCTCCGTCAAGCGGAAAACGTTGGGCGAAGGAGGACGGATGCACTGCCTCTGCCACGGCGATTGCGGCCCTTGGGCCGCGCGAGGAAGGTGAGGAAGCAAAGAAAGGTACGGAAGCCCACAACGAGTTAGAACGGTGCCTTGGTCCGCTGAATGGCGAATTTGTGGATCCGGCAACAATGCCGATCAACCCGGTCGACGAAACGCATCCGTCAGCCTATGGCGTGGCGTTGATGCTTTCCTACATTCGTCAGCTGCCGCCAGGGCGTATGTGGGTCGAGCAGAGGGTTCATTTAACCGCGGAGATATGGGGTCGCGTCGACATTCAGCATTGGCACGAGGAAACGGCCACGCTCACGATTCCTGATCTGAAAGACGGTTTTGTCGGCGTGGAACCAACCGACGAGCAGGTTTTGATATACGGTGCCGCATCGGCTCTTACGCATACGTTGCCCGTTCAATGGTTGCGAACGGTCATCGTTCAACCGAACGATTTTCGGCCAGGGCCGCGCGTTAAGCAGCATGTCACCAGTGCTGACGATCTGGCGAAATTCAGCAAGCGCGTTTCGGCCATTCCGCACGGCCCGCTGACGTTTAAGGCAGGCGAACATTGCACGTACTGCCCCTTATTCGGACGATGTGAAGCCACGCGCGACATTCTCGCGCATCTAAGCGGCATGCTCGCCAATCCGCCCGACGCAGTATCGCCGGACCAGGCGGCAATCTTCATGGCTTGTAAAAAGCCAATCGAAGATTGGTTCAAGTCGCTCGACAAGGCGCTGACCAAGAAAGCTCTTGGCGGTGCGACGATCCCCGGCATGAAGCTCGTCCAGACGGTCAAGCATAGGGCGTGGAAGGATCCGAAGGCGGCGCGGGACGAGGTGGTGCGCGTGCTCGGCGTTGATGCTTTCGAACCGCCGACGCCGGCGCAGGCTGAAAAACTTGGCATGGACAAGACGTGGGTGGAGGCATTGAGCGAACGTCCTGATGGCGGCCCCGCGCTCGCCTTCGAGTCTGACAAGCGGCCGACATTCGCCAGGAAATCCGCCGCGGAAATGTTCGCAGGTGTGACGACCGCACGGAACCCTTGACTTTCGACGACGTTTGTTTACAGTTCACAATATCAGTTACAGTTTTCAACAAAGGTGGTCTGCGATGACTGAGAAGTACAAAGCGAAGCGAAGCGATTCTGTTCTCACTCCTGAGATTCGTTGGGCTTATCCCTGGCTTTTCGAAAAGAGCACCAAGCGTCCGAACGGCATGCCTCGCAAGGTGCCGGTCTGGATCATCACTGGTCTTTTGCCCAAGCTGAACTCGGATCCTATGCAGTGCGCCAATTATCAGTTTCTTTCACGCCTCTGTCTCGAGGCGTGCGCGCGTGAGCCGCAGTGGGGCGGTCAGTTTCCGGCCGGCGGCCACTGGCCTATCCAAGACGGCGACGCACCGCCCAAGCCGAAGCCGGTTCCACCGGGTCAGCAGGCCGCCCCTGTCGATCCGAACAAGGGCGCGTGGCGTAAGGGTCACTGGCTCATCGAAGCGAGCACGTCGCTCGATCCCGGCCCGCGCGTATGCGTGATGCAGAATGGCGTTGCTATCGAAATTCCCGCTCAGACCGTCAACGGCCGGCAGATGTTCAAGAGCGGGGACCACGGCCACGGTTCGATCCATGCGTATACCTTCTGGAACGAGAAATTCGGTTTGAACTTCGGTCTTGAGGGCGTTCTGTGGACGCGGGAAGGCGAGGCGATCGGAAGTTCTGGTCCGCGCTCGGCTGCGCAGATGTTCGGTTCGGTGGCCGGGACGGTCGCCGCAGCTGCACCGCCTGCAATGCCGACAGCGGGAGCGTACCCGGCGCCGGGAATGGCTCCGCCTCCGTCACCCGCTCCGATGCCTCTGCAACCACAGCAGCAACCGTTGCAACAGCCTTTGGGGGCAGTTCCGCAGCAGCAGTATGCACCGGCTCCGCAGGCAATGCCGCAGGTCGCCGCGCCTCCGGTTGCGCCTGTCGCGCCGCCGCTCGCTCCGATGGCTCCGGCCGCCGGCGGGATGCCACTGCCGCCGCTTCCGACACGGTAGTCCCTCGGCGAGAACCCACGCTCGCTATGACAGGTTTGGGCGGCACCTGGAGGGAAGCCGCCCGCTTCTTTTAGGGATTGACGATGGCGCTTGTTCGAACAAAACCTTCGACCGCGACGTCTGAAATTCTCAACGCGCTGATTGCCGCATCCGATGATGCTATCTGGGCAACAGAATTGGCATTGCTATCCGGCGGTCGGCGTGTGGATTTCTGGACCTTGGTGCCGGCTGCCTCTCGCGGTTTTCGTGCGACTGCTTATGAGATCAAGGTAAGCCGCAGTGACTACAAGCGCGATAACGATGAGAAGCAGTCTGGCGCGCTGAAATTCTCCGACCGCTTCTGGTACGTCACGCCGCCCGGGCTGCTGCGGAAGGACGAACTCCCCTCCTATGCCGGCCTCCAAGAATGGGACGGCAAGCAATTCAGCATCGTCCGCAAAGCACCAATGCGTTCAAAGGCCGAACCGGATTGGGAGTTCATCGTTTCGATCTTGCGCAACAGCGGCGAATGCCGTCGCGACGTCGGATTGTTTAAAGCACAGATCGCCTTTTTCGAGCACCAGAACGAGCAGCGACGCACGCAAGATGCCCATCGGAACCAGATGAGTATGCGAAAGTGGTTGAGGCGCGCATGAATTTCGTACCGACCGGCCGCGCGCCGATCAACCTCGACCAAGCGGTCGTTTACGATATCGAGACTTTTCCGAACTGCCTGACCATTAACGTGGTTGGGCTGTATTCGGACCTGGATGCCACGTTCGAGATTTCGCAGTACCGCGACGACCGAAACTTTCTCCTGCAGTGGTTCGACTTCTGGCGCGCGAACAACACGCCGATGATCGGGTTCAATAATCTGAACTTCGACTATCCGGTAATCCACCAACTGTTCAGCAATCCGCAAATCGACGTGGCCGATCTTTACGACCATGCGATGATGTTGATCGGCGGCCTCAATCGCTTCAATGCAGTTTGGGAGTCCGACCGCTTCGCGCCGCAAATCGACCTGTTCAAAATTCATCACTTTGACAACAAGGCGAAGTCGACCAGCCTCAAGGCGCTGCAGGTCAACATGCGGTCGGAAACCGTATTGGATATGCCGCTCCAAGTCGGCGTGCCGTTGTCCCGCGAGCAGGTCGACACGATTCTGATTCCCTACAATAAGCACGACGTCCAAAAGACAAAACAGTTCGCGCTTATCAGCCTTGAAGCGATCAAGTTCCGCATCGACTTGATGGCGACGCTTCGCGGCGATGTGCTCAACTTCAACGATACCAAAATCGGCGCGAAAATTCTCGAACAGCGTCTCGGCGACGAAGTCTGTTATGATCTGGAATATTGGCCCAAGGTGCCGCGGCAGTCGCCACGCTCGCGGATCCCGCTGAATGATATCATTTTTTCGTATATCTCATTCAAGCAGCCTGAATTCAATCGGGTGCTGCAATGGATGCGCACCCAAACGCTGACAGCTGACGAACTGACGGAGAACATCAAGACCAAGGGCGTCTTTACCGGCGTCCACGCGACCGTTGGCGAACTCGATTTCTATTTCGGAACCGGCGGAATTCATGGTTCGGTCAGCGCGCAGACATTCGCGGCCTGCGACGAATACGCCTTGGTGGATGTCGATGTGGCGAGCCTCTATCCGAGCATCGCCATCGTGAACGGTCTTTATCCCGAACACCTGGGTCAATCGTTCGTCGACGAATACGCGAAGTTGCCGAAAGAGCGCAAAGAGTGGCAGGCGAAAAAAGGCAAAAAGTGCGTCGAGGCGAACTCGCTCAAGCTCGCCGGCAACGGGACATATGGAAACACGAACAACAAGTTCTCCGTATTCTATGATCCCAAGTTCACCATGACGATTACGATCAATGGCCAGTTGATGCTTTGCATGCTGGCTGAAATGCTGCTCGACGTGCCGACGTTGCAGATTATCCAAATCAATACGGACGGCATCACATACCAGGTGCATCCGTCCTTGGTCGCCTATACGCGACGCGTCTATCATCATTGGGAAGGCATCACGCGACTAACGCTTGAGGAAGCGCAGTACAAGCGCATGTGGATTCGCGATGTGAACAACTACATCGCGGAAAGCATGGACGGCGCGCTGAAAATGAAGGGTGCCTACTGGTATCCGGTCAAATTTCCCGACGACATTTCCAGCGCGCAGCCGCCTGCCTGGCACAAGGATTTTTCGGCGCAAGTCTCGATCATGGCGGCGGTCGACCACATGGTGAACGGGACCGATATCGAGCGGTTCGTGTACGCGCATCAAAACCCGTTCGATTTCATGTGTCGCGCTAAGGTCGACCGCGCGTCGAAACTCTACATCGGCGACGAGGAAGTGCAGCGCATCACGCGCTATTATGTGGCGCACAATGGCGGTCACATGCGCAAGGTCAGTCCGCCGGTCAAAGGCGCACAGGTCGGCGATTACAAGCGCAAGAACGGCATTTCCGATTCGGATTATCACGCGGTCTTGCAGGAGATCGGGCCGGGGGTCCATGACGAGCGGATCCACACCAAGAACAAGTCGAAATATGAAATTCGCGAAATGTCGATCGAGTCCGGATACAAGGTCGCGGACTGCAATGTCGCAAGCCGGTTCGATTTCCAAAACGTCAATTATGACTACTATATCGACAAGGCGAAGAAATTGGTGATCGCATGAAACTCGAACCTGACCTCGTCGAAGCCATCAACGCGCTACCGGAACGGTTGCGCAAATATATTCACCACATCGAAACGGATGCGGATCCGGCTGGAACGTTGCGCGAGAATTTTCAGCTGCGCGAGGAAAATGCGCTGCTGCGGAAGGAATGCGAGCGATTGGCGGCGACCGATCAATCCGACGCGGCCGATGCGAAGCGCTTCCGCTGGTTGCTCGCCGGCAGGGGGTATTTCATGGAGGAATGTGAACTGTGCGGCCCGTGGTCTGATAAGGATGACACGATGGAGCATGACCGGGCGCGTAAAGCAATTGACGAGGCGATGCGCGACGAAGCGCCCGTGATTGATCATGGCCCGCGCTCCATCTGAATACGAAATTCAGCGCGCCTTGTGCGGATGGCTCGACGGCTGGCCCGACAAGCACGGCACACCGACCAAAACGCCTGCACTTATGCCGGACTGCGTCTATTTCCATACGCCGAACGGCGGGAGTCGGCGCGACGCATTCGAAGGTAAGCGCCTCAAAGATATTGGATTGAAAGCAGGTATATTCGATCTGACGTTCCTGCACGGTGGCCGATTCTTCAAACTGGAACTCAAGGACGCCACCGGAAGGCTGTCCGACGAGCAGCTGACCATGTGGCAACGATACGAGCGGGCCGGGGCGGCGGGAATCGCTTGGGCTAACAATCTGGCAGCGGCCAAGGCGCAAATTTGTGCGTGGGGCCTCGTTCGGCTTGATATTTAGTGTTGACAGTTAACAAATAATGGGTCTATCTTTCTCCCATCAGCAAGGGAGACGGTTATGGATAGCCCCCGCGAATTCCGCAGTTTCAGCACGCAGGACGTGATTTCGGCGTTTGCCCGACAGGGAGTTGCGATCGCGACGATTTCGCGGGCTATCGCGGTTCCTGAAAGCCAGGTTAACGGCGTTTGCCGGCGAGCGTTCGAAAAGGGCGATATCGCTGCGATGCCCCCGGAGCGCACGGAGGACGTGCGCGGCGCTGCGGCGACCGAACTCGCCAATCTGCGCGAACGTGTTGAAACGCTCGAATTCATCCTCCGTGAGACTGAAACGAAGCGATCGAACACGGAGGATTTGTTGCTCGGCGTCGCGCACATGAGTCGGACGGAATCGCAAATCATGGCGGCGCTACTTGATCGAGGTCGCGCGTCCCGTCAGGCGATATATTCCCGCATTTACGGCAACCGGAACGAAGCCGATCAGGCGGAGCCGAAAATCGTCGACGTTATGATTTGCAAACTCCGCAAAAAGCTCAAGGTCTATGACGTCGAAGTCAACACGATATGGGGCTATGGCTACGAACTCGACGCGGAGAACGCGCGAAAGTTGCGCGCGATCGCGCACGCCGTGCTGCCTGTGACTGACTCGCCTCCGCTGTGTCCAGCGGACGACATGCAGGTCGCGGCGTGATGCGCTTGGTCGCCGCCCTGGTTGCACTGGTGCTCACGACTGCACCAACAAATCGTCAGTGTGTCGGCGGCTATGACGCAAATGGAAATCCGGTTTTCGTCCTCGGGTGGAGGGTATCTTGAACCTCATTAATTTCGTGCGCGAAAGCAATCGCATTGAAGGAATCATTCGAGAGCCGACCCGTCAGGAAATCGACGCTCATGACTCCTTGCTCAGTCAATTTACGATGAGAGCAACGCTGCTCGGCAACTTTCAGCGGGTCGTCGCGCCGGGCATGCCGTTACGTGAACGGGACGGAATGGACGTCCGTGTCGGTCATTATTATGCGCCGCCAGGTGGTCCAGAAATAGTCAAGCGTCTACAGACGCTCTGTCGGAAAGCCAATCACTGCGGCACTCAACGCGAAGCGTGGCGCTTGCATGTCGACTTCGAGTTGTTGCATCCATATCTGGACGGCAATGGACGAACCGGTCGCGCGTTGTGGGCTTGGACTATGAAGGCTCAGGGGTGCAACGTGTTTGCGCTGCCTTTCCTTCATCGCTTCTACTATCAGACCCTTGAGGCGGCCGGGAAATGACCACCCCCGAACCCCTAATCACGCTGGAACAGGCGTGCGAACTTATCCCCACGGCCACCCCGGCCACGTTGAAGCGCCAGATTCGACAGGGTAAATTATGGGCCAGCAAGCCCGGCAAGCGATATCTGACAACAGCCGCGGCCGTTCGGGAGTTGGTCGTAGCGTGCCGCGTCGAGCCAAAGGCGCAAGACTATGGTTGCGACCAGCGCGATATGACGCTGCTGGAAAGCTCACCCACGCCGCTGCATATGTCATTCTTGATGGATCCCGGCAAATTGGAACTGGCTGCGGCCAAGGCTCACTTGTTGACGCTGAAAAGGCGTTAGCCGACCACGTCCGAAAGAAACATTCGAATGTCATCCGCGTCGGGACCAACGACCCGTCGCAGATCGAAATTCAGGACGTGCTCTCGCTATATCTCCGAAATGTCGCGATCAACCACGCGCGCCCACCGGAGACTAAGGCGCGCGTCGATCGTCTTGAGGACTTTTGGGGAAAGAAACGTCTTTCCGATGTGAGCGGCAAGACCTGCCGCGAGTACGTCGCGCTGCGCAGCACGCCCGCTGCCGCACGCCGCGAACTAGAAGAGTTGCGCGCCGCCATCAACTACCACCGGCGCGAGGGGCTTCATAACAAAATCGTTTCGGTCGTGCTGCCGGAGCGTGAGCCGCCCCGCGAACGATGGTTAACGCGTGATGAGGCGGCGCACCTCATTTTCACGACGTGGCGATATCGCGACACGAGCGCCGTACGCGAGGGATTCCGCGGGTTGCAGGTCATCAACCGCAAAGACACGAATGGTCATAAGGCGGGAACTTATTATTATGCATGGAAGGGCGGCCCGCGTATTTTCGAGCGGTTCGGAACGCCCGCCTTTGAGGCGCGATTTCACGAATTGACGAAAGAGCGTCCGAACGAAGTGTTCCCCCGCAGACACATCGCGAAATTTATGTTGGTCGCCTCTTACATGGGGTCACGAGCCAGCGTCATTTGCGCTGCGTCGATCGAACCGGAACGGCCAGCCGGTAAGCCGTGGATTGACCTTAGGACCGGTTTCTTTTACGGCCGCGGCACCGGCGAGCGCGAGACTAAAAAGCGTAAGCAGTTGGTCCGCGTTCCCGGTTCCTTGTTGGCGCACCTTCGTCGCTGGCGGCGCGCCGGTCAGCGGTACGCCGTCGAGTTTCGGGGCGAACCTGTCTTGCGGGTCAGCAAGGGTCACGCGCAGGCCGTGCGGGCGGCAGGGTTCGGCCCCGACGTGACGCCGCACACCTGGCGGCATACCGTGGCGTCGTGGCTCATGCAGAGCGGCGTCAATGCCGGCGATGCGGCGGAATTCCTCGCCATGTCGGAGGCGGTGCTGCTTAGGGTTTACCGCCACCAGCGGCCGGACGTTTCAGGGCGGATCGCCGCCGCGCGCCGGGCGCATCGGAAGGCCGGCTAACCGCCAATGGCCGCCAAATCTATGCGTGAACGGATCGTGATTATGGCGCTCCGGAGCGACTGAAAATCCCTGTAAAACCGCTGTTTTTCGTTTCGCAACCCTCGTTCGGGACGAGGGGGTCGCAGGTTCAAATCCTGCCACTCCGACCAATTAAAATCAGGGGTTTTTGAACCCCGCCCGGCCTCCCGAGCCGTTACCGCCAATGAAACCGCCAATGATACGTCAAACGGCGGATTCGTCGTCCGGCTTGTATTGCAGCCAGCGGATCCCCGGCTTGTCGTCGTCCCATGTGAAAACGAAGCCGCGGGCCTGCAAATAGACGTGCAGTTTTGCGACCAGGTCGAGGCCGACACCGCGCGGCAGACCGAACACCGCTTCAATGCGACGGATCGAACTTTCGCTTACGCCCGATTCCGCCGCCAGCTGCGATACGCTCATGCGCAGCATGGCGCGTGCGGCGCGGATTTGACACGCGGTCAGAACTCGCATTCCGGACGGGAGCGGGGTCGACGTCATCGGCAACAGATTTCCAAGGGTAATTTCCGGCATGGCTATAGCCCAATATTCAAAGCAAGGATGCAAATTTGCCGATAAACCTTATCAGAACAGATATCGTTCTTGCTTGACTAAATTTCGTTCAAGATTTAACAAATATTGCCCATCGGGGGCGTAAACCTAGAAAGGTCAAATGTGTCGTGGGGAGTTGCGTTAGTGAGTCAATCGAAAAAGCCGATGTGAAAGAATCAGAGGAAGCCGCCGGCCGGGCTTTCCTCGCGCTCATGTCAGACCTGGCCGACCTCAAGACTGCGCATCAGCGGGTCATCGTCCAAATAGAAGCGCTCGCGCTCCGATATGGAGTTTCGGCAGTCGTCACCTAGAGACTGTCAACTGCAGGAGCGGGCGCAAATGCCCGCCCCTGTGAATATATGCTGATAGGTCAGAATCCCTATTGACGGCTAAAATTCCTAACGTATGCTTCAATCTTCACAACCCGGAGGCGTAACATGCGTAAGGAACAAAACACGAACGAAACTGCGACCGCTCGAGCCATGCACGTTTTGGTGCGGGAGGCGCGACGCACGGCAGAGAGCGCCGAGCGCGTGCGCCTGGTCGTCGATGCGATGGCGCTACGCTACGGCGTTGGCCCAACTGAGACTGGCGACCAGCTGGTCGACTGCCCGGAATAGGTCGTCCGTGGTGCCGTTATTCTCAATCGAGAACACAAAGGGCAGTTGATGCCCTTCCGACGAGTGTCCGGCCGCGCCAACCCCGGCGCCGGTCCGGACGATACGAACAATGTCGCCGCCGGCCGCAAGGATCGCTTCCGCCTCATTGGGGAAGCGGCAGTCGTCCACGACGACGGGGACGGTCGGTGCCAGCCGATCGACGGCGGCCCGCCATGCGTTGATCCAGAGATTCACCCCGAGTTGCGTACGACCCCATTCCGTGCCGAGCGTCTGCATCCCGTGGCGCGGGGTGTGACCACAGAGCAGCGCGCACGGCTTCTCTTTCAAGTCGCCTTCGATTTCCCGTTCGGACAGCCCGAGCGCCCGCATCATGTCCTTGAGTGGGCCAGCGAACCGGATCCGTTCGAACCCGTGACGCTCGACCAGATGTGCGGCCGCAGTGCTCTTGCCCGATCCGGCGAGGCCGCTGAACGCGATGATCGTGCGGCGTGGCGTTGGTTGGGACGGCACGATCGGCGGCGATTCCATCTGCGGAATGAGCAGGTCGTCATTGGTGCAATTCTGGCACTGACAGGCGTCGGTCATGGGGTGGCTCCAGTTTACGCTACGCGCGTCAGCAACGCGCCTTCTTTCAGTCCAGCACCATTGCCGCCAGGCGTGTTGCGCTGACCAGCGAACGACAGCGTCCGCATCGCTTGCGCCCACTTTCCGTTGACGGCGGTCAAGGCGGCGGCGGTCGGGTTCTTGGCGAATGCCGCAATGTCGCGGTCGAGTTCGTCGGCGATCAGTTTCAAATTGAACTGAATCAGTTTGTCTCGCTCGACGCGGGCAGCTTCGCGAAGTTGTAACAGCAATGTCTTGTCGGTCATGCGGGGACTACAGGTTCGAGGGAGTCGGATCGGAATGTGCGTTCGGAAACCGCCGTGCCGTCACGCCACGCGGTGATCACTTCGCGCCGCACCGGGTCCAGGTCGACGACCAGCATGTCAGGACCGCCGTCTTTCTGGCGCACGCGCGAACCGATCGGATGGAGGGTGCCGAGTTGCGGGGTCATCGACGACTCCAAACGTTTCCGGAAGGGCGACAGCAGCGAGAGGTATCGAAGTTTTGAACCGTGACTTTTGTTTCAGCATGGCTCACTCGCCATGCGAGCGCGAAAATCAAACAGACTAAACCGTCTGCGATCAATTCTGCGTCAGATTGTGGATATGAATTCCAGCCGAAGTAAACATTTTCGCTCACGAAGAAAGCAAGAGCGATGATCGCAATCGGCCAGTTGAATCGTTTCATGCCGCCGCAGCTCCCTGCACCATTTCCGGCGTGAGGGTCATGCGGCCGACTTCGCCAAAATGTTTGCTGTAGGTGATGACCTTGGCGGATCGGCCGGATAGCCACCCGCCATTTGCTGCGAAGGCGTCCGGCGCGGCCAGCGTCTCGTGGCGTTCGACCTTGATCGTAGTCGGCGCCGACTTCATTTCGTCGGAGTGGAGGTGCCCAAGGTGCGCGTAGCTGAACTTGGTCCGGCCGAAAATCTCGCGGAACTTGCCAGCCAGCACGCCATCGATCGAGCCGATTTTACGCCTATGGCCGTGGTGATAGAAAAGCGACGTCTGCCCGAACTCGTACACATAGAACGTGCTGGCGCTGCTATCGACTGTCACGCGCGGTTCGTTCTCATAGAACGCCGCGAACATTTCACGCAGCCACGCGCCGCCGGCAGGGTCATGGTTGGCGTCAGCCATAATGATGTGGACGCGCTCATGCTTCTCGAGCAGCATCGCAACGATGCGACGCATGGTCCGGATCACAACGCGGATCATCTTTTGCAGGCGCGAGTCCGCGTCCAGCACGTTGCGATGCGCCGGCGTCACGCTTTCGTGCGCGTCATGGTGCAGCAGGTCGCCGAGCTGGCAGAGGATGGCCGTCGAGGCGTCGGGAGATTGACGGATGGCGGCAGCAAACCAGTCGAGCAGCAGTTTCTCGGCAATCTTCAAATCGTAGTCAGCGCCGGTTTCCTCTTTCCATGACAGCATACCGAAATGCAGGTCGGTCACGGTGTACTGGTTCAGGAGATTGTCGTTCCCGGTGCGCGGCGCGGGTACCGGATCGATGCGCGGCAAATCCGCTTTGAAGGCGTCGACGACTGCGCGCATCTGCGCGGCCTTGGCTTCCGCGTCGGCGCTATACTTCTCCCACTTGATGATTTCGCCGCGATCGGGATTGAGCAGGACCGAAATTTTGTCGAGCACCTGGCCCGGCGGCGGCTGGAATGGCTCGCTGCCATGTTCTGGTTTTTGCTGAATGTGCTGCTTGCCGTCCGGCGCGGTCGTGACCTGCGCGATCCGAAAACCCGGCATGGCCGGCGGGTGGTCAAGCATGAACCCACGCAACGCCGCTTGCTTGAGTCGGTGTTCGAACGTCGATCGCGCGACGCCTGCTGCAATCGCGGCCGCTTCATTCGTGCCGAGTTCGCGGCGAAGCCGCACGGCTTCTTGCAGTTGTTCGTCAGTAAGCGGGGGTGTGGGCATTAGTTACTTACCGACGTGCTGCCAACCGTTGGACGTGAGAATGAAATAGGCGAGGGCACCAAGCGCCGCGACGACGATGCCGCTAACTGACCAGCGACCGACTGCGGCGAACTTCTCGTCCAGCCACTCTTTCAGCGCCTCTTTGAGCGCGTCCTTTGTCTCGTCGGGTGTCATGCGCGTGCCATCAGGCCGCAGACGGCCGAACTCGGGACGAAATAGGTGATCGGGACGAGCGAGGCGGACATGCCCATCGGCACCGCCGCAGTACCGACCACGATGCCAACGACGCCGCCAGAGCGATCGAACACCGGCCCGCCGCTCATGCCTGGCGCAACGGCCATATCGGCAATCACGCTCGATTTCCACGGGCCGCGTTCGGCGACGTAGGAAGCAACACGACCCCAGGTATGGATAAACTGGAGAGAGAGAGGGTTTCCAACCGCCTGCAATTCGTCGCCGACCGTGAGTCGCGGTTTGCAGACCAGCGGCGCCGAGCGCATTTCCGGCCGATCGATGCGGATCAGCGCCAGGTCGTACGCCTTGTTGACCCACAGCACCGTTCCGATCTGGCTGGTGTCGGTGTCGTCCTTGACCACGGCGCCGGGCGAGTCACCGACCACATGCGCTGCGGTGACGATGTAGCCGTTGCCGATGTGAACGCCGGATCCGTGGCCGCCGTCGACCTTGACGAGCACGGTCGGGGAGGCGTCGAGGACGGGCGGGGCCGCGGCGGGCACCGGCAGCAGCAAACCGCCGGTAAAGCCGACGACGATCGCGACTGGGAAAACCCAATTCTTGCGCAGGAATTCCTTCATTTCAGCACCCCCGCTTGCGTTTCGTAGTAGGCGATCAGCCGCTTGCCGCACTGCGACTTGGCGAGTTCGGATTTCTTCAAGTCAGCGACGAGCCGCGCCATCTGCTGCTTGGTCAGTTCGGTGCCCGGCTTTCCCGGTGCCGGCACGATCTGGTCGAAACACGTTTTCAGTTCCGCAGGCAGCGGCCCGAGAGACGCGTTATTTCCAGAGTGAGCGCAGGCGGTCAGCGTCATCAGCGCCAAGGCACACGCCAGCACTGATTTTCGATTCAAGGTCACGGATAGCCCCCTCGAGCGCGGCCCGTTCTTCCGCGTCTTTCCCGGCGTTGATCTGGTCTTGCGTAGCCGCGGCGTCGCGTGCGGCGAGTTGCTTTTTCAGGTTGGCAATTTCGAGTTTCGCGGCGGCCGCGTCGCAGAACGCGTCGCGCACTTGCCAGCCGCCGAGCGCCCCGAGAGCGCCGGCAATGAGGACCGCGATCGTGATGCCCTTGAGGTTCAGCATCACTCGCGCTCCAGTCGCTTGCGCAAGTAGGTGAACCAGATGACCAGGAACACGACGAGGCCGATCGCGCCGAGCACGATCGCCACGCGATAGTCGTAAATCCCGCCGGCCAGCGTTGCGAAACCGCCACCCGTCAGCCAAGTCCACGCCTTCTTGTACCAAGGCGCGGCGATCGGAGCGTCGGGCGCTACGTCATGAGGCGGCGGCTGCGAGTTCGGAATGTCGTCGGCGTCGGTGTCGCCTTCCGGCAGGTCGGCAATTCCCACGGCGACGGTGGGGCCGGGGTCGCACGCTTCGAAGTGCATCGGATCCTTGCGGCCGCGATAGTCGCCGCCCCATCGGAATCCTTGACGCTTGAATGCGTTGACGACCCAATAGGGCATGTCGCCCTTGGTGCCGAGTCCATTGTCCTTCGCATCAAGATCGATGGCGGCGCCGAACGCGTGGTTCGACCATTTCGTGGCGCTACCGCGGACCTTGCGCGGATTGTAGGTGCCGGCACAGTTGGAAATGCCTTCGCGATCGAGCAGGGCTTGATCGTGCTTGCAATTCTCCCAAATCTCGTCGAGCGCGGCTTTCAGCGCCGGGGCGGCCTTGCGGTGAAAGGAAATGCTCTTGAGCGGCCGGCCGTCATAATACATCTGGAACGGCGGTACGACCTTGACGAGTTGGCGCGCAACTTCGCCGTTGCCGGGGTTCCCATAGAACCGGATCAATTCGGCCTGGTTGTCCCGAGGCCAACGACCCATCAGAACACCAACGCCGCGACGAGCGAAGCCGCCCAAAGGATCAGGGCGAAACGGGGGTTCGCGGCGACCCAACTTTCGGCGGATTCAAGGGTTTTTCGGGCAAATTCCATAGATGGGACGGTACACCAATTAATGTGAACTGTCAACAAGAATGGTCAATGAACCAGCAGCGATGCGCCGTAAATGGGAACGTTCTTGTTATTCAAGGTTTTGATTCGCATGGCGAACGACGTGCCGCCGGTGCAAGCGGTATCCGCCGTTTCGGCCACAACCCGACCGCTTTGACCGACACCGACATTCGACAATGTCGCGCTGGTCCAGTTTGTGCCGCCATTGCAAGTGACTTCCACGGTCAGATCGGTATTCAGCGCGGGCGAGGCGGAATTGTCGAATTCCAACAGAACGCGACCATTCGATACCGAAGAACCGATCGACTGCGAAGTTGTCACTGCGGTCATGTTGTTGACCACGGCAGCAGTCAACAGCGTGATTTCCGCGATCTGTAGAGTAGTCGCATCCGTGCCAGCGGAGACGTTCAACCGGTAGTACCGGAAGCTCGCCGGTGACGAGATCGAAAACGTTTTGATCTGACCACCGGTCCAACTCTGTCCGGTCTGCGTGTCTTTCGTCGTCCACGAACTATTGTCGTTGGACCCTTCCAGCGTCCATGCGGTCGGCGCGTTTGAACCGTCCGATCGAACCTGAACGGTGTAACTGGCAATTGTCTTGCCCGCGCCGAAGTCCGTTTTCAGCCAATGTGGGAAAGCGCTCGAGGTCGACGACCAGAAATCGGATGGAGTTCGATTGCCGGCAAGATAAGCAGGAAACGATCCGCTGAATTCGGTGTCGGCCGACATTGTCACGCCGGAGGTCGTCGCTGCAGTCATCAGCGGAATTTGGTTCGACCCTGGCGTGGTGCTCGGCGCAATAAAGCCGTTCGAAGAATCGACAGCATAACCGGACGACGAGCCGGCGTTGATTCCGTTCAGCGTGTCCGTGGCGCCTTTGAAGCCGGTCGCGAACATGCCGACCAGTCGACGGTATTCGCTATACAACTTGGACTGATAAATCGTAGAGAGCGCGAAGTTTTGGCGTTCGGTCGTGGACATACCGCCACCGCCGCCGCCACCCGCCGGGACAGACCAGTTTCCGCCGGCATCAAGATATTTTCCGGCAGCGAAGTCACCGGCCGCCGGTGCGGGAACCAAACCCTTTGTGCCGCCGGAACCGCTGTCACCAATGAGTGCATTCAGAATTGCGGTGGCTTGCGTAGCGTTTAGATTTTCTACGTTGCCGGTGCTTGCGGTCGTACGACCAAGGAAACTTGCGGTCGCGATCGTCTGCATTTTCGCAAGTGTCACGGCGTTGTTGACCAGGCCGGCGGTCGGCAAGCCGGTTGCGTTGGTCAGCACACCTGCGGACGGTGTACCGATATCCCCGCCCTGAAAATACGCCGCGCCCGTGCCGCTTTCATCAGTAAGAGCGGCACGCAGATTTGCGCTCGATGGAGTCGCAAGGAAAGCGGCGATGCCTGATGCAAGACCGGAAACGCCCGTTGAAATCGGTAAGCCGGTGCCGTTCGTAAGCGTGATTGCGGTTGGAGTGCCGAGATTCGGCGCCGTAAGAGTTTTGTTCGTGAGCGTCTGCGCACCGGTCAGAGTAACGACTGTGCTATCGATCGCGAATTGATTGCCGGAAAGGGTCAGTCCCGTGCCGGCTGAATAGGTGCCCGCACCGGAGACTTGGGCAAAAACGACTGCAGTCGTGCCGACAGTGACGCTGTCGTTCGAGCAAACCCACTGCGTGTCAGCATTGACAGTACCGGCCGCCACAAAGACGGCGGCACCCGGAAACTCGGCCGCCGCGTCCATATCGGAAGCGCGTGACCACGCACCAGCGGCGACCACATAGACGCCATTCTGCGATCCGGTCGTTTGATTCTTAACCAGGACGCGATTGCCGGCGACCACGGCCACGCCGTCAATCGTCTGCGTACCGGACAACGTGATGTTTGCTGTCGTCGCCGCAGCGACAGCACCTTTCCACGAAAGGCCCGTCAGCAGGTTGTCAATGTAGCTTTTGACGGCGCTCTGCGTCGCAAGGCGCGTCGTGCTGTTCGCGGCAAGCGTTGCGTCGGTGTCCACCACGTTCACCGCGAACATTGCGGTTGTGAGGTTCGAAACCGTGTTGTTCGACGCGTTGATCGACTTATTCGTCAGCGTGTCGGCGGTCGCGCGACCGACAAGGGTGTCGGTTGCTGCTGGCAGAGTAAGTGTGCCGCTTGCTGCTGCTTGCGGCTGGATTACCGTATTCCCGCTAGTGCTGCCGAAAAGGTAAACTGCGCCGAGTTGTGAGCCAGCGACACCAGATTGAATAGGTCCGGCAAATTGGATCGTGCCATCTTTGCCAAAAAGCACCTTTGGATAATAGGTATTACCACCGTAGACAGGCGTCGCTCCCGACAACGCCGGCGTCGCCTGTTCGTTGTAGAAACCGAGTTTGTACGCACCGTTGAGGCCGATTAGCCATCGCGCCGTCGCAATATCGCCGGGGAACGTTAGACCAGCCGTGCCAGGTCCGGCGAGGATTTGCACGGTGTCGATATTCGGCGCCGTCAACGTCGCGCCGCTCGCCAGTACCACCGCGCCGGATCCGGTCGTTCCGTTCGACAAATTGGCGGCGGACGGTTGCGCTCGCGTCACATTGCCATCAGTGCCGATTCCGGTCAGGAATTGATTGGTGACGGCTGCACTCGCAAATACGCCGCCAATGCTCGACGTTGTCGGCAACGGCAGAAACGACAACGGTTTGAACCGCTTTCCGTCCTGCGAAATGATGCAGTTGATCCCGTCGTCAGGCGACGTCGTGTCGGTCGTATCGAGAAACCACGACTGACCGTTACTCTTGAGCGTAAGAACCAGCTGGCCGCCGAGAACAGTGTTGCGAACTTCGGTCGCGTTCGCCAGGACTTGCGCTACGCGCGCTTTCGCCCATCCGACCAGGTCTGCTTTGACGACGTTCGCTGTCGTAGCAAGGCCGCCGACGAGTTCGATCGGGTTAGCGGCCATTACGCAGCCTCCATAATCTCAAAAGTACGATGATCGAATGTGTCAGCGCCGTTCGCTCCGTCCCACCCAAGGATTGCGACGCGATAGGTATGAGCGAGCGCATCGATTGCCGGCACGCGGAAAACGACGTGAACCGGCATATCGCCGGTGCCGGGAACATAGATCGATTGATAGGCGATCGACGTCGTGTTGTTGTCGAGATAGAGCGCGATTGCTACACGGATCGGGCCGGCTGGCGCCGAGAAACTGACGTTCGCTTGATATGTCAGACGTAGCGGCGCGCCTGCACGCTTGGCGGTGTAACTGAGCGTGACATTGTCCGAGCGCTTCGCTTCGCCGCCCGGAACGAGGTTGTTTTTATAGCCGCCGTAAAAACCGCTGCCGGACGTTGTGCCGGACGTCGGTACCGACGTATAGACGAAACCTTGGCCGACAATAGCGCCGGACGCGTACGCCCAAGCGGTTCCGTCCCACTGAACGAGATAACCGAGAGCGATATCGAATACCGTTTGGCCGACCTTAGGCGTGTAGATCGTATAAGTCGTGCTCGTGCCGGACGTTTCTCGAATGGCGAGTTTGCCCGCATTGCCGGACCATGCACCAGTCGGCGAAGAACCGATGATGAAAGCGATCCCTTGTGCGGCGGAGGGCGGGGTATTGGTCGTCTGATTCTGAACGCGGCCATCCCAAATCAGGGCGGACGGGGGGATGGTCGAGGCAGAGATAACGATTGTGCCAACGCCGCTTGTCCAGGCACCGGAAGCGTTCCGATGATAGAACGCAGACTCGTCCTTCACATAAACGAGACGACCAATGTCGATCGTGGAAAAGGACCAGCCGGAAGGGGTGTATTCACCGATCTTGCCGTCCTGCCCTGACCAACTCGCGCCTGTCGCGCCGGCTGGAATCAAATAGCGGTCGCCGACCGATGGGGAAGCCGGTTGCGCCGTCAGGTCTTTGTCGAGAACCGAGACAGGAATGCCGATTTGGTCAGACTTGTAACGCTTCCCGTCAGACGTAACGAGACACGTAGCGCCGGCCGGCGTCGTCGTGTCGAGCGCGTCGAGTTGGTAAAGCGTCGCTTTTTGAATCAGGTATGTCGGCAGAATTCCCGTATCGACGTCTGCCGCAATAAAGTCCGACGCAAGTTCACTGGCGGCGAGGCAGTAGGCCATGCGCCGCGTCATCAGCGCACGCAACAGGGCTTTGTCTACATTGCCTGTGACTGGAACTGCGCTAATGACGTCGTGACGTGTGGGCATTCTTAACCCGCAAAAATAGCCATGAGGAGCCTACATCAAATAGTGTGAATTGTCAACAATATAAATCATGTCAAATTCAAGTCGGCGAGGTCAAAATCCTTTTCGTCCACTGCCGGGTCGTAATCGTTTTCGATTGCGCCATTGTATTCGGTCAATGCAAGACTTAGACCCATGGTGTCCTCAGTCATGCCGATCGAAGTGACCATGTACTGACCGTTTGCATTGCTGAACAGGCTCGATTCAAAATTGACAACTGCTCCGATCAGTTCGTCATCGGCCAATGCAATCAACCGAGAATCCACGATGCCTGTAATCGTCCTTCCGAGACGCGAACTGGCAAGGAACAGCTTTTGCAGTCGTTGCGCACGAGGGCAATTCGCGTGTTCGTCGAGCGTGTAATCCAGCGAGAGCGTGCCCGGTAGAACACCGTTATCGATCGTCTGCAGGTCGGTTCGATTGAGCACCGGACCGTCGACGATCTGATAATCCTGGTCCGGAACGACGACACGAACCTGCAGTTTGTTGATAAGATCGACTTTGGATTTCGTGCTTTGATACTTGATGCCGCTCGCCAACATCTTATCGTTGATGGTGATGACAGGCGACCGCGGCTTGGCCGATTGAATCCAGACCTTGCCGCCCGCAGCCAAAATCATGGCGCGATTTGCGGTCAAAAGCTTGCGAATAACCTCCGCAGGTTTTTGGTTGAGGAGAACGACACCGTCGATTGTGTGGCGCTTTACGAACGTGCCATCCTTGCAGCCGATAACCTCGTCGTCATAGTCAGCGCTTTCGATGATACGCGACCAGTTGATTTTGGACGGTGGAATCTGTCCACCCCATTCTTGGACGAGATAATGCGCCTGGAGGAGTGTCGCATTGTTGGTCCATGACCATGTCGCGCGAGCAGATTCGAACGCAGCGTCGTAATCGGCCGGGACCGGATAGTCGGCACGATCGGGTTGTCGAACATGATTCGGATCGCGCGGGTCATATACGCGTTCCCCCTTTACGAAATAATACGCGTTCGGCCGCGATACCTGACCCCACAATCGCAAGAACTCGTCTTGATTGGCGCCGAAATGATAGCGCATGACGGCGGTTGCAATTCCGCGCTGACGGAACTCTGCATCGATGTTCGGATAATCGGCCGCAATAAGTGCGTCTTTTGTCTGGTTCGTTTGGCCAAACCGAAAACTGGAGGCGAGGCGGTTTTCGTAGTTCGGCTGACCGTCGACGTTTACCGGCGTGAGAATCTGGTTTTCGACGATGCTGCTTGGAAACGCGATTGTGTTGGTGCCCACCACCACCTTGGTAATTCCCGAGACGACACCTTCGGCCAACAGAGTTCCGAGAGTCAAATAGGGCGGCTTGACCTGCTCGAAAAACAGAGCGCCGCCAACATAGGCGCCACCGAGAATGTGGCGGCGATACGGAATCGACTGACGTTCGGTAATTTGCACCGATTGCGCCACCGAAGAGTCTGCCAGGGCGCTGTCAATTGAGCCGGTGCCCTTATGAGGCTGCAAGAGAGAAGCGACGAGAGACAGACCGACCGAAACGGTCATGAGCACAAGGCCGCCAACGATGCCGGCCACCACCGCGGAAGTCCCGGTGATACCGATGGCACTCAGAACAGCGATGCCGATCGATACCGGTTCATGGTTTACGGCCGACGTCGGTACGAGTTGACGTTTGTGGGAATGGAAACGAACACGCGGTCCCGGATGAGCGTCATCAAGCACGGACCAAGCCGCGACAATCATGTTCGAATTGATGGCGGTGAACCCACGTTCATTTCGACCAACGAACCATCCCGGCGCCCGGCAAATCATCGTGGCGAGCGTCGTAACTTGCTTCCCGCGCACCTCGACCGTCGTCCACGCAAGGCCAACGTCACCGGGACGGGCGTATTCCGGATTGATGCGTTTCCATTTGTGACGGCGTGCCGCCTTGGTCAGTGCGCCTTTCAGGCCAGCGGTGCCAAGGAATCGACGCGCGCCGTTTCGCGTCTTGTAGCGTCCTCGAGCATTTTTCGCCGGATCATAACCCAACGTATTCCGAATGATGTTCGCACACCACAGCGTGCAGTCGTCAACGCCCCACTGCATTTCCTTTTCACATGCGGCGGTCATCGCATTGACGACTGCGGTTTCGAGCGCGGCGCGGTTCATGTTGGCGTCCACTGGAGGTCTTGTTTTTGAAGGCCGGGGATCATGTCCAGGCCAACGTCCGTAGGGAAACGAAGGCGTTGGCTTTCCGGGGTCCACGCCTCGTCTACTCCGCGATCCAGCGTAAAAAATCCGGAATACGCTGTGATCGTGATTACGGCCGAACCGTCGTCGGCATATTCGATCGCTTGATGGTCAAGCAGCGTGTCGGCAATGAGATACGGTGCTTGAACGACCTGGCCGGTGTCGTCCAAGCACGCGAGCCAAACAGTGCCTTTGCGGTTGCGGACGTCGCCGCTTAGACGCGCTGCGGTTTCAGCGTCAATTCCGTTCAGTTGGAACGAGAGTTCTTGAATTGCGATTTCGCTCGATTGTTTGATCGGCGTCACCGAACCGAGTGCGCCGGATCCGCGCCATGTGATGCCGTTCCAAACTTTCGAACCGATGCCGTTCCAGAAATAGCCCGTTCCGTCAGGGTGCTCGATCGCGGCGAAGATAGCGCGAGCGCCACCGTTGAGCATCGCCGCCGCCATGCGGTCGGTGAGAGGCTTTGTCACGGCACTAAATCCAGCGCTTCGAACAAGCTCCCGCCACCGCTACCGATGCCGCTGCCCGAATCCTCAAATTCGAACTGGTCGTCGGTTGTCATGCGGAACAGGGTCGACGGGAATCGCAAACTCACAGTATCGCTGGCCGCAACGTCCGCATGCAGTTGCCACGTCAGATAAATGCCGACGCGACCTTGGCTGTCGGAATCGGACGGCGTCTGCACCTCGTAAAGATGCGGGAAACTTGCAGGCATTCCGTTCGGCTTGATTTCAAGCAAATCCCCATTGCGCAACACGTTTTGCGTGGAGGCGGGAAACCCTGCCAGGACGAGGTAGTTAGAGCCGAGCGCAGCAGCCGAGTTCACGAACACATTCGGAGGAAGGAAGCCATTCGCGAATCCGGACCCATCGGTGAACCGCGATCCGTCAGAGAAATACGACGGCGCGTTTTGAGAAAGCAACAATTGCCGATCCGCCCAAGGCATGAACCGGGTGGCATCTGATAACCGGAGGATACCCGATCGCCCGTCCAGGCTTGAGAAGAACGCCTTGAAATCTTGCAAGAGCGGGTCGCGGGCAGGGCGCAGCGTAATGTCCGTCAGCCAAGCCTTAGTATGTGGCTTGGTGACGTTCTGTCCGCCCGCCCAAGGTCGGTTGGAAAACAACGACGCCGATCGCAGTCGGAATTTTCCGCCGACAATATAATCGTACCATTCGATCGGGAAATCCCGGTTCATTGACGCGATCCAAGATAGGCAGGGTTGGAGCGAAAACTTTTGGAAACGGCTTGAACAGCCTGTTCAACGGCGCGGCGATTGCTGTCGTCAACGTAAGCCTTGATCCGCGCTTCGCTGCCGGGATCGGCGCCGCGAAAATCGTTGTAGTTGGTGATTGAAACACTCGGCTTGCCGGATCCGACCGGCGCGAGTTGTTTCATTTGACCAGGGGTCAGAACGGACTCGTCGTTGCGAATGATCGCCGCCCGCTCGCCGGGGCCGATGCCGGTGTGGAAACGGGGAGCGTTGTTGAATACTGCGGGGTCAACATTGCGAACGAATGTCCACGGGTCGCCTGGACCTTTACCGCTGTGGGCGCCGCCGGCCGGCAGCGGACCAACGAATGAGTTGGTTCCCCATCCTGGCAATTCACCGCCGCCACCGATGCCGAGTAAGGATAACAGACCGCCTCCGCTCCGACTTCCCCCGAACGCCGCCTGCCATAAGCCCTGACTGGCCATGTCCATCAGTTTCGACGCAATGCTATTCAGCGCGCTCATGCCGGCCGCTTTGATAGCGTCGAAGAACTTGGCACCGTTCGCCAGTTGGCTTTGGAGCGTCTGCAACGGGCCGCGGACGAGGTTTTCGTAACCCCACCGCATATTGTCCGCACGCTGCGCGGCATCGCCAAGCGCCTGCGCCTCTGCGGCGATCGCAGCGCGGTTTGCGTCAGTCAGTTCTTTGTGGTTTCGCTTCGCTTCGTTCAGGAGATTTTGTTCGGCGGTGTACGCCTGTGCGGCACCGACCGACATGCCGATCGTTTCCGCTTCGACGCGCTGTGCGTCCGTCTGCGCCTTCAGAGCAAGAGTGCCGAGATTCTGTTCTTCGGCCAGTTGCTTGAGGAGTTCCGCGCGCTTAGAATCGATACCGACGTTGTTCAGACCGGCAGATGCCAACTGCAGTTCGACGGCGCGGCGCGCTTCCGTGGCCGTCGTGGTGGCGCCGAGCAGACCGAGATACTGCTGCGCTTTGGAAATCCGGTCTTGCTGGATTGCCTTTTCGGTAGCCCAGTCGCGGGTGTCACCCTGACCGGACATTTGCTTTGCGCGGTTCTGCAGCGCTGTTAAAAGTGAGTCGCTGCCAGACGGACCATTGCCGAGCGCGCCAAAAGCGCCACTCACTAGGCTATTGGGTGTAGCACCCTGACCGCGGATTCCGTTTACGGCATCGACCACGCCTTGATTGACGCGACGCTCGCGACCGGATTGCGTAGCATTTCGCGCAGCTCGGGCGAGGTTGCCCAATTTGCCGAGCACATCAGCGATGGCGAGGGTAGCGCTGTCTTTCCATTGCTGCCAATACGTTTGCCACGCATCGCGCACGCGCTGCGCTGCTTGAACTTGCGACTCCGACAGTTTCGACGTCTGGTCGATCTGCTGCTTGATCGCATCGGCGCCTTGCGACATGAACCGCACCATTTCCATGGTGGCGGGCAAACCTGCTTGCTGCAGGATGGACATGCGCGCGGTATCGTTCTTTGTGCGAGCGACAAGGTCCGCGACTTTAAAAAAGGCATCGCCCGTGTCGGATACGGTGACTTTATTCGCCCGTAGCAGTTGCCCGAGTTCGCCAACGCCGGCTTTCGCCAAGGGAATTTGCTGGTTGAACGCCACCAACGCCGACGACATGGCATTGTTGTCGATACCCTTCGTTCCCGCGGCGGAAATAATGCCCTGAACGTTTCCGGATCCAAGGCCGGTCAATTTGCCGATATCGCCGGTGCGGGCGATCTTGTCGTTCAGTTCCGCTACCGCCGCAGCCGCTTGTTTTGCTTGCGAAATTAAGTACCCCATGACGAAACGTTTCGTCAGGGTGTTCGCGAGATTAGTTCCGCTGCGATTCACCTTTTCGATTGGCGGTAATAGTTCTTCAAAGGCGGAAGCCGAATCTTTCGCAGATTTGCTTACGCGATCGATCCCGAGCGCAACATTGATCTGGCTCTGAGCAAACGAAGCATTCTGCTTCGCTCGAGCCGCGTCGATCATGTCCAGCTTTTTTGCTTGCTCTTGGAGTGCTGAAAAGGTTGCTCCGTTGGAAGTCGCAGATTTGCCGATGCCAAGGCGGCTTTCCAAATCGGATTTAAAGGCACTTCCGCTTTCTTTCGCTGCGAGTGAGGCGTTCTTTTGACTCTCAGCTAGGTCGTGATACGTGCGCGCAAGGTCTGCAATTACCGTCGCGGCTTGACTATCTGCCTTGGTAGAAGTCGCGCGGAGTGCGTTATAAGTGGTCAGTTCACTTCCGGACAGTTGTGTCCGAGCAATCAAATCCTCAAACGCGCGAATCGCCTTGACTTGTGCATCGGAAAGCTTCGATGTGATACCATAAGCGTCGGCAAGAGCTTCGCTGTAGCCTTCGGTAGCACGACCGCCCATACTTGCGGCGCGCTCAATTTTTGTAAGTTGATCTTCTGCTTTCTTGCCGGAAGTCGCGAGTGCGTCGAGGTCTTGCGATGCTTTATCCGCATCGCTCGAATCGATTTTCAGACCAAGGGTCGCGATATCTGCCATTTCAATCCCAACAAGACACACCAGCGGCGACCCCTTGCGGGGTCAAAGCGGGCGATCGCGGTGACTATTTCGGTGCGCCAGCGGCGCGAAACACGGCAAAAACTTTTTGCGGGTCAGGCGGCACGGGTTCTGACGCTGGTTGCGTTCCGCTGCCGTGAGTGATTTTCAACATTTCGATCCGACCGCGCATGGCGAGTTCGATCGAAGGAATTGTCGTGTCGAGCGTTTCCTGCTCAGTCCAGCCGAGCCAACCCATGCCGTCCATAAGCAACCGGTCGTAATATTCCGACCGGGTTAGGACTCCCCCACCGGCGCGGTGCCTTCCTCTTGAACGGGCTTGCCGCCATTCGCGAGCAGACCGATGTATTCAAGCAACGGGTCAACCAGTGGCGGTAGACCGGTGCTGTAAACCGCTTCCTCGACTTCATTGACTTTCTTGTTCAAGCCGGCGGCGATCACGACGAAGAACGCGTCCTGCCCGAGTTCGCCAATCTTGCGAAAGGCGGTCGGGTAGTCGCCGAAGTAGGCATTGACGGTTTTTGCTGCGCGCAACGTACAGCGCAGCGTGTGCGCCTCGCCGTTCAGAGTGATTTCGACGTCGCCGGGCTGGACAGGCATTGAATTCCTCGCGGGGTTACGAAAAAGCCCTCCGGCGACGGGCGTGTCACCGAAGGGCGAGGCGTGGAGGGCAGTTCACAGTGTGGCAGAATTACTGCGAACTGTCAACAAATCAGGGCAGACGCGGGGTATCCGCAATCGACCCGGAAATGATTTCGAGCAGCGACGTCGCCATGACCACGGCATCTTTCTGGCCGTAATTGGTCTTGAACGTCATGACGAGCGCCTTGAGCATCTGCTGCGATCCGGCCGGCACAGTCGTAACCGTATGCGTCCCGGTCTGCGTGCTGCTGGTGTTGACAGCCGTTCCCGCGAGCGCATTGGACAACGAGGTCGCCACCGCAAAGCTGTTCGTCAACAGCGTCGCACCGGAGCACACGTAATAAGTCGTGCCGGCGGTCAGACCGGTCGGCAGAGTACCGGTCGTGGAGAACTTGACAGCAGTACCGGCAGGCAGACCGTGGTTGTTCCACGACACCACACCGGGCGAAGCGATCGTGATCGTCGCGACTGCCGACACGACCGGTGCCGCGTCGTTGGCGACGATCTTGAAGTTGTATTGCGAATCGCTATTCGAGGCGGCGAGCATTGCAGCCTGACCGGCGTCGCTCAGATTCTTGCCAAGGCTGACAAGCACGCTGCCATCGTTATAGCCACCCTTGAACTTCTGAACGCCGCGCAGCTTGATCGGATTGTATTCGATTTTGCTGTACTCGCGGCCGAACTCCGGAACCTCGACGATTTCCGCGACTTCGGTGTAGGTGTCGGTCGTCGGGTCAACGGCGGTCGTGCCGATATAGAGCGACAGACCGGTCGAAACGGAAGCACCCATTGCGTGGACTCCTTAGTTGATCAGCAGATAAGGGATGCTCACGGGAAACCTGACCCACGGCGCATCCTTTACCGCGGCGGCGATAGTCGGCTCTTTCAGGAATTGCAGCCGGTAGCTTCCCGCTACGAGCACAGTGCCGATTGCGAATCGTGCGGCGACTAGGGCCGCGAGACGGAGGCCGGGGGCCTCGCCTTTATTGTCGGGGACCACGGCGTCGACTTGGAAAACGCCGCGATTGAATTTGCTGGACGTGAAAGCAAGCCCAAGCCGATCCGGCTCCGCGCGCATGACCGGATGCGCTTCAAGATACGGCCCCGACGTCGGCGGCGTGAACGCGACCAGGGGCGAGGCGACCGGCGTGTCAGGCAATGTTCCCAACTGCGTCAACAGCGCCTTGAGAATTTCGACTTCAATCGGCTCGCTCACTTCGGAACCTCATTCGCTGCCTTATTCACCGCGGCGTTGAATTCCTCGATCGTGATGCGAACCATGCCGGCCGGAGCCTGTTTGGAATGGCCGTATTCGAGCCGGCGCGCATAGGGTAGGTTATTGACCAGATAAATAACCTCGCCAGCGCGCATGTTCAGCGCTTCGGCCGTCACCTTGGCGATCGTAGCGGTGCCGGCTTTGTCGTTGATTTCGACTGTTCCGGCCGGAATGGATCCGATAGCGACTTGCCAGTTGCCCTTGAATCGTCCGGTATCGACGGGCGATTTCGTGATGACACGCGAGAACAAGTCGAGTGCGACTTTACGCACCACCAGGTCCGCGTTGCCCTTGGCTTTCTCGACGAATTTTGCGATCTGCAGAGCGAAGATGCTGTCCGCCATGGTCAGAAACGCAACTGGCAGTCGAACATGACAACCGTGCCGGCCGGCGCGAGGGTCACGGCGCGAACGATCGGCACCGCGACGCCGCCCACCACGAGCGCGTCGGGCGGCGTGATGTTGGTCACGCCGGCGTCGACGAGCGGCCCGGCCGCGACCAAGGCGCGGCGGTCAGTCATCAACACGTTGTCAGCGCTGCCGGCTTGTTGGTTCGATGCGGCGCGTTGCTGCGCCGTGTAATCGAGGATCACAGCGAGCGTTGCATAATCGGTCGTCGTCTGTGTCGGCTCCCAGGCAGGGCCGCTGTCGGTCGCGCGCCGGAGTGCCACCGCCTGACCGAATTCCGCGATCAGTTCGTCGGCATCGGTGCGGGATTCGAGATAATCGAAAGCGTCCGCCATGCTCAGGCCCGCACCAGATTGACGTTGCCGGCACTGGCGCCCGGCGTGGACGTGACCAGTCCGCGTAACAGCCCTTCAACCACAATCAATCGATCCATGACCGGCGCACCGTCCATGTAGACGACGTCCTTGCGGAGCGGGCCGACGCTCTTGCCGATGCTCTTGACCTGGCCTCCGCGCTCGAGGCGCGGTTCCAGCACGACGCCGGTCAAGGTCAATAGCGCGACCTCAATGCAGGCGTCGCGCAGCTGGACCGGGATTGCGTCGGCGGCGATCTGGAAATCGTCGCTGTCATAGAGAACCGCGCCACATCGCCCTTGGCGCGGCCATGCGAGCGACTGCGTCTCGTTCACTCGCACACCGACCCATCGGCTGCGGTACTGGTTGTCGAGATAGGTCGTCGCGCGCCGGAGCGCCTGTTCCTTCACGGCGTCGGTGCCTGTCCATGTCGCGATCCCGCGCGCCGTGAAATAGGCATCGGCGTCAGCGAGCGCAGTGTAGGAATCCGCGTCAGGCGCGCCGGGGGTGACAATCAGGGTCATCAGAACACCTTTCGCCAATACAGGGTGTTTGCGAACGCCCACGGCGCCTTCGGCTCGAACAGCACGAACCCGGCACGGATGAGGTTGTTCGCTGACGGCAGGTTGGCCGTCGTATCGGTCACAAGACCGGCATAACCGGTGCGGCGAGCATGCGCCTCGCGCACGCGGATAAAGCGACGCTGCAATCCGTGACCGCGGAATTCGGGAAGTACACCGACACGGCAAAGGTAGCCCATGCCGACGTGCGTCGCGGCAGGCATATAGCCGCCATATGCGACGGGTCGATCGCCGGAAAACGCGAGCCACCAGTGCCCGGTTTCCGGCTTGATCGGCGGGGCAGATTCGAGGAAGGCAAGGCGGTCGAGCGCGTGGATTTCGTCGACAACGTCATCGTCGTTGATATCCACGGCTCGAATGGAAAGGTCCGCCATACCCCGGCCTCGTTACTGCTTGGCGGCAAGCGCCTCTTCGATCACTTCCACCGCCTGTTTGCGGTTCTCGACGGTGCGACCGGCGACGGCAGCGGCGATCGCTTTCAGGTCATCCGTCTTGCTCTTTTCCTTCCAATCGGCCGGAAGGCCGTCGAGCGGGCCGGGCGGAGGCGGGTTGCCGGGCGGAGGCGGCGGAACGAATGCCGGCGGCGCTTCGACAAAGAGTTCGTGCTTGCTCTTGTCGAAATCGGAGGCGTTAATTTCGACGAACGGACCTTGCGACTCCGGATGCGTCGACAGGATTTTCACGGTAGGACAGATATCGGACACGCAATTCTCCTTGCGGTGGTGGACTCTATGAACGGCCCGGATGCACCGGGCCGTCTGTAGAACCCAACGATGGAGCCGCGGCGCCTTAGCCGAGCAGCAGTCCGCAGTAACGCGGAGCGATCATCTTCACGCCCCATGCCAAGTTGACTTCGTAGCGAACCTGACGCTTCTGCTTGTAAATGCAGAATTCGTAGGCGATGCCCGAAACCGGATCCTGCACAACCATTACGTCGTCCGCAGCGTCGCCACCTTCCGGCATGGCCGGGGCGCGAGTGGCGAGCTGGATCGCCGACCGCTGGAAGAACATATTGCGGGTCGCCGCCGCAACGACGGTGATTGCCTTGGTGGCCGCCGACATAGCAACCTTGAGGCCCGGTTCTGCAATCGTGATCGTGCCGCCGTTCGACACGTCCGTATCGCCGCTCACCACCAAATATTGGTTGGTGTCGCCCGCGAACGTGATGATATCGCCCGCGAGGATCGTGCCAGTACCCGCCGAAGCGAGCGTCAGCACGGTCGCGCCGACCGCGTAGCCGGCGTTATCGGTCGTTGCCGACGCACCCGTGCCGACCGCAACCGCACGCGCGACCTTGTCGGAGTTGTGGACGTCGAAGTTCTCCACGCGGCCGATGGCACCGTTCCGCAGCAGGTCGTCGGTGCCGGCTTCGTTCACCTTGAACAAGCCTGACTGCTTGCCACGGATTTTCGCGATGGCGGCCGAACCGAGCACCATATGCCAGTCCGACTTCGGCGCGCCGTTGTCCTCGAGGATCGTCGCCGAGTTGGCGAAATCGGAGAGGTCAGCGGCGGTGCCGAACGGGGTCGTTCCAGCGGTGCCGACCGCACGGCTCGCCTTGATGTGCAGGGCGGCCAGGTCGGACTCGACTTCGTTCGAGAGAGTGCGGAGCGCTTGCGCGATGCGGTCACGGTTGATCTGACCGAGCGTGCCGGCGTTCTGCAGGCCTTTGGTTTCCTCGCCAGTGATACCAAACGGCACCGAACGGGCCTTGGTGATCTGCATGTCGACGTAGTTGATGGTCTGCGCCGGAGCAGAGGCCGCAACGTTGGTCACGGTCAAGTCCTCCGCCTGCATCGGGCCGACAACAGGCGAACGCACATTTTCGCCGACCGCGGCGCGAACCGCCGACGCATCGCGCGAGACAGCCGGAATGAAACCGATCTGCTCGCGAGCGACGACGTCCATCGCCGCATAGATATCCGGCACGAGGCCGGTCAGAGTAAGGATAGCCATGGGTCAGTTTGTCCTCGTGGAAAATGCGGCGCCGGAAGGCGAGCCGCGGGGTTAGTCGACGACCTTGAATCCTTCCTTGACCTTCGAAGCGCGCTCGATTGGACCGAGCTTTTCGAAATCAGAACGGGTGATGGTCTTTTCGCCGGGCTTCCCGCCCTTCGACGGCGTCCCGCCGCCTCCTGCGCCCGAACCTTCGAAAAGACTCGGGTATTGCTTGACGACCTCTTTCATGAGGTCGTCGAATGTCGCGAAACCGTCAGCGCCGGTGCCAATCATCGGCGTCTTGCCATCGGCATTGAGGATTTTCATATTTGGTTCGCCGTTTTCGAACTTGAGTTCGACACGGTCGCCGAGAATTTTCGGCATCACGGCGAGGCCTTCGGAGGTCGCCTTGACCTTGGTCAGCGCGCCGATCAGGCCCGCGTCGACGATCGCCTTGCGCGCCACGCCATACGCCGTGTCGCGTTCTTGGGTCAGACCGGTCAGTTTCCGTTCCGACTCGGTCTTGTGCTGCGCAAGCGCGGCGTCGAATTCTTCTTTCGACTTACCACCCTTACCGACCTTGCCAGCATCGATATCGGCCAGAAGCGACGCGATTTCCTCGTGGGTCTTGCCGCCCGCCGCCGTTTCCCATGCGTTCAGGGCGTGCCGGCGCTGTGCCGCTTCATTGTTCGCGGCTGTAAGCGCAGACCGCGGCACGTAAGTCTTTTCGAGGCCGGCGACGTTCAGGTGAAACTTGCCGTCTTTCTCGGCATATTCACCACGGAAAGCCTCCGGCACGGAATCGATAGAGTCGACAACAAAGTCCAAAGCCATTTCAGCATCTCGCTGTTAGAACCTGCATCCCGCAGGCGGGGGCGATCGCGCAGACGCGCGTCAAATGTGGAAAGCGGCAGCGGCGGGGGTTACTTCCGCGACGCCTTGGCGCGCAGTTGTTCGGTCGTCAGCGGCCGCCCATTCTGGTCGAGCAGGTCGCGAAACGTGATCTTGCCGGAGCGCCACAAGTCCGCCTTGCCGACACCGAGCACCGTATTTTGCCGTTCGAGCGACTGTTTCTTGAGCCACTGTTCGAACGTCATGCCGGCAGGCAACTGGCCGTCCATGGACGCCCGCGTTGTTTGCGGAATCTCGTCCATATCGATCCCAAGTTCACGCCAGGTCTTGAGGCGTGGAACGCTGGTCGAACGGCAACCCCAATGGATCCGGCCGGGACCTTCCAGCCATGGCACATCATGGTCGATCGGCTTGTGATCGATCGGCGTGTAGCGCAACCCGTCGCGGACCATGCACCATTCGGTCGTGCGCGTGTCCAAAGTTGACGACCAATCGACGGAAGCGATCAGGTCGGCATTCTTTTCGTAGGTCGCTTCTCGCCCGACATTCGCGGCTGTCTGCACCGACGCGCGCACCAGGCGCTCCGCCGACGTTTCGGCCAGGTCCATAAGGCCCTTGGTCGTGCGCGTTCCGCGAACACGCTCGACGAGTTTATCGTTCGTCTCTCCAAGGGCGACACCGCGGCGCATTTCATCTGCGAAGCGATCCGACAACCCCTGCGCCTGACGACCCCACCATTCCTTCGACGGCGCGCCCTGAATGAGCACATTCGAGGAAAGCGTTTCCAACTGCTGCCGGGTCAAGCCCGCGTCAGCGAATTCCACATGGATTGACGAGTTGATAGCGCTCGCCGTCCATGTGGACTCGATATCGATCACTTCGCGAATTTCCGCAGCAAGCAGCGTATCCGAACGACGATAGGTCGCTCGAATTGAACCGGTGACTTCCGCGTTTAGTTTTTCGAGACGTTTGCGTTGCGCGGCGACCTGACCGATGCCGTTCGGGTCAATCTTGGCCAGCAGCGCGACAATATCCGCCTCAAGCGTGTGCAGGAACGCCAACACCTTGTCGCGGGTGCCGGCCTCAAGCCGTAGCAAGTCGATCGCCCGCTCCATGTACAAATCGACCAATGTTTCGTTGGCCGAAGTGCCGGTTTTCGGGCGATCGAGAACGTTACGCGGCGGCAGGGATGGAGGATTGGGCATTCAGTTCCATCGCCTGTTTTGCTTCAAGGCGCGTCTGATTGGCGAGCCGTTCCATCACGACTTCCGCGTCCACATCGCCGGACAGGAAGTTGCGGCGTTTCAATTCGTCAACGGCCGTCTGAGCGTCGATCAAACCTGCAGAGAAGCACGCCACGACCTGCGGGACGTCCATGCTGGACAGACCGAAGTCGGTGTTAACTTCCACCGAACCGCCCTTGTCCTTGCCGAGTCCGATAAACTCAGCCATGAACGCGAACGCTTGCTCGATTGCGTCGCCAAGGGCATCCGCCATCATCGCGAGCGGCGAGTTTTCTTTCGCGTCGTCGCGGATTTCGCCGGTCGCGCTTTGACCGCCGGGCTTGTCGATCAGAAGTTGCAAGCCCATCGCCTGCATCTGCTGCTCGATTTTGTCGATATCGGTCTGACCGGCGCCGATCGCGCTACCGGTATGCTCGACATACTCCATTTTCGCTTGGCCGTTGGTCGTCCGCACCGCCTTGGACGCGCCGATTTCGATCGTAGCGTCGGCGTCAAAGCCGGCCATGAATAGGATCGGCACGCGAGCGACGTGCAGAATGTTCCGTTGATCGCTGGACGACTGCCAGTGCGCGACGTTGAGTTCGGCCAGTTTCGCGAATGGAGGCACGCCGGTCATAAACGACTGACGCTTGAGATAAGCCGGCACAACCGGAATCGCGTCGGTGATCGACGTTTCGCCCGATTTGTGTTCGACCCAAACTTCCTTACCGCCGTCGCCCTTTGCCTTGCGAAACGTCCGCCAGCGACCGAGTTCGAGAACACGAATCTGCTCAACGTCCTTAGTCGCGAATTCGCCGTCGTCCTCGCTGACGAATTCCTTGAACCGGAACATAGTCAGCGTTTCGACGCCGCGTATGGTCTGCGATTTCCAGCCGAGCACGCGTTCAGCGGGGATATAGACCAGATACGGCCGAATGCCCGCTTTCTGCTCATCCTCGCGCGTGGCGGGCTTGCCGTCCTCGCGCGTCACCTTCGGCGGCATATCGACGAGGAAGTAGCCGACGCCCGGCTGGAACGCGTCCAGCATCGCGTCGCGTGCA